TTACTTCTTTTCGTAGAGGTACAGCCCCAGCCCGAACTTGGCCGCAGCGCGCCGCAGCGCCATTGATTCGGCGTTGCTCGAAGTGTCCCCGTAGCCGGTCACTTCGTCTTCCTCGATGCCCGTGGCCTCGCGCCAGAAGTCGCCTTCCGCAGCCGGAATCGTCAGCCGCACGGTCAGCACCGTCTGCCCGCCGATGGGCGTAATGTCGCGCACTTCATAGCACCAGCCCGGCGCGTACCAGTCAAGCAGCTTCACGGCGTAATGCCACGGAATGTAGGTCAGCTTGCTGTTCTTGATGGTCTTCTCCTTCAGAAAGCGGTCAGGGATCGGCTTGCTCAGGTCGGCAATGATCTCGCGGATCGGGCGGCGGAAGGCCGGTGCTTCTTTGGTTTGAGGTTGTGTCTGACTCATCTGTCCTGTCCTTTCTGCCATGCAATGGCGTCGGCAACCCATTCCTCGCGGTCAGGGTCAACATCAAGCATCGCGCAGGCGGTTTCGTAGCGCCGCAGCGCGACCAGAATTCTCCGGCGCTGCGACGGGCGCAGTTCAAACCAGCGGCGGCGCGTGCGTTCGGTCAGGCCGGGCGGGGTATCGCAGCACCCGCCCGGCCCGGCTGTTACCGGTTTACTGTTCATCGTCATCATCAAAGCGCACCCGGCGACCGGCAGGTTTGACGAGCGTTTCCAGCTTCGCGCCCAGCTGCTCGAAGTCGCGGCGCACGTCCTGGCGCAGCGCTGCGCTGTTTTTGCCGCGCAGCGCGTCCACGCTCAGCCCGTTCATCACGTTGCGCGCCGCCGTCACCAGCCGCGACAGTTCGGCGTCGTTGGTCAGGTTGCGCGCCTCGAAGATCGCCAGGAAGTCGTTCATCTCCTCCAGGGCGTCGTCGCGCAGCGCCTTGCGCGTGCCGTTCTTTGTTTCGCCCAGCCGGTTGACCATCTTCCCGACCAGGTCGGCAAAGCCGAGCCGCAGCGCTTCGCGGATTTCCGTGACCGCTTCCTGCCATTCGCGCTCGGCGCGCTCGCGCTCGCGCTCGAACAGCCTGCGGTTGACCTGTTCGAGCGCTGCCGGAACGTTGAAAGTCAGGTAACGCAGCCTGACCGCGAAGGCGCGGCGCAGCTGTTCAGCGGGCGGATAATCGTCTGCATCGAACAGCCCCTGCGGCTCAAGCCGCTCCCGCGCGGCTGCAATCAGTTCCGGGTAGCGCGCGAAGAAGGCGTCAATCAGTTCTTCGCGCTCGCTCTGGTACTGCTCCATCTCCCGCTCGATCTGCGGGATCAGCTGCACCGGCACCAGGTACAGGCCGGGCCGCAGCATTGACACCGGCACGGCGCGCGATTTCAGCCGGTCGCGCATGCGCCCGTCGCGGTTCCAGATCGGCTGCATCGCCGCCGATTCGATAATGTCTTTTCCCGCGTGAATCATCTCGCGGTCGGCCTCAACGTTGAGCCGCTTCACATCGAGCTTGCGCCGGACGCCCGGCGAAGTGATCTGCAGATCAATGCAGACCGTGTCCTGATTGATGCGCGCGGCAGTGGCGGGTACTGAAGCGAGTTGTTTGTCGGTGGCTCTGGACATAACGTTCCTTTCTGCCTGGTCTGGTTGCTTAGTTTTTGCGCTTGTTGTGATTGTGATTGTGATGGTGGTGATGGTGGTGGTGGTGGTTGAGCTTCTCGACGGTCACGTCGCCGCCGAGCAGTCGCGCCATCTCGCGCAGAAACTGGTCGGCCTTCATGTGCTGCGGGCCGGACAGGTCGCCCGTCTCGACTTTCACCCGCCCGTCGGGCAGGATTTCCACCGTGATTGATTTCTCGTTCATCTCTGTTCTCCTTATCGGTCAATTGGGCAGGTTGACACGCTGCCGGTAAAATTCCAGTTTGGCGGTATGCACTCCCGCGCGGAGACGAGCCACGCGCTGATGTGCGGGCCGACGATCAGGCCGGATTTTGCGCCGCCAGCCCACTGAGGGCAGGCTGTCCGGCGGGCAGCACGCCCTCAGATGAGCGGCGCGCTGAGTCATGCGAGCGAATTTCTCAACTCTGTTCATAAGTTTCTCCCTGGTTGTGCCAGCCCTGCGCTGGCGGATTTATAAAAAAGCGCCCTTCACCGCTGGCTGCCGACTGTTGCCTGCACATCGGCGCAGGCGCAGACGGTGCGTTCAATGGCGATGACTTCGATCATCAGGTTTTTCCTTTCTGATCCGGTCGTAGACCAGATCGCTCAGCAGCCGAGCGAGTTCGTTGAAGGCGGGCTGGCGCAGCGTGAGCAGCAGGAAGTGATCTGCCGCACGGTTGCTGGCTTCCCGCAATACGTCCGGTTCCCCGGCTTCAAGCCGCGCCAGCAGCTGCGGGTCGGCGACCAGTTCGTTCACGATCTGCAGGAAATGCGGGTTGCGTTCAAGCTGCGCAATCCGGTCGTCAGCCGGGCGGGGCGCGTCAGGCGTCATCATCTTCCTCCTCGTCAAGGCACCCGCAACTGAGCAGCTGCCCGCCGCAGCGCGGGCATTGTTCGCAGTCGCAGCCCGGATGATGGAAACCGCCCGGCTCGACCGCGCAGTCCGGACAGCTGCCGGCTGCCGGGCCGTCCCAGCGAACAGCCGGGAGCTTTTCGCCGCCAGGATATTCAATGACCGTGTTGGCATGACAGGTCGGCGCGCGGAGCATCTCCTGCCCGCAGTATTTGCAGACAGCCATCAGAACCTCCTGCCCAGTTTGAGCCGGTTCGGCCCGGTTTCCTGCGCCGTCCAGCCGAAGCGCCGGGCCGTTGCCCGGACGACTTCAGCGCTGTAGGCGCGTGTGATCTCGTTGACAATCTCCCGGTCGGCTTCGTCAACGATCACCTGCCCGCCCGTGATGCGGGCCGCTGCGCCGATGCTGATGCGCCCGGCGCGCCTGACGTAGAGCGTGTCGCCGCGCTCTTCGAGTTCAAATCCGGCAGCCCGCAGCCCGGCGCGCAACAGCGCCGGGTCAGCCGCGTCCAGCTGCACCGTGATCTCTCTGCGTTCCCAGCAGGGCATAACCTAATCCTCCAGGCCGACTGAACGGCTCTTGTTTGAGCGAGCCGCTGGCGCGGGCGCGCTCGTCTGGTATTCGTATGTGCCGGGGAAGGAGGCCGACAGAAACCGGCCAGCCGCCTGACGGCGCAGCTGTTCGATCTCCTCAGCCGCCGCGCGCGCCACCGGCACAACAAACTGCGCTGCCTGGCGCAGCGGCACATCGAGCCGCCAGGCAATGTCGCAGCACTGCCGGATCTCAGCGCCCGTCCAGCCGTCGTCGTTCACGCCTTCGGGCGCTGGCAGGTTGTATTTTCTGAGATAGATTTCCCAGATCGCCCGGCGCTCCTCTTCCGAAGGCAGATCGAAGAAGAACGTGCCGAGCGTGAAGCGCCGCCGCAGTTCGGGCGGCAGCGAGGCGATTCGGTTGCACGTCGCCAGCCAGAGCGCCTGATTGCTGCCCACGGCGCGAATCACCTTCAGCGCCTGGCGCAGCCGCTGTTCGCTCTCGCCCACCAGCGAGGCTTTCATTCCGGACAGATCGAGCGCAATCGTCGGGATGCCGCCCTCAGCGCCCGCCGCCTTCGCTACCGCCGACTTGCCTGAACCGGGCGGGCCGATGAAGATTGAACCAACGGCGCGCGTGTCCTGCATCTCGGTCAGCAGCGTGCCGAGAAAGTCCTGGCTGACGCCCGATGTGTCGCCCTGCGCGCCTCCCATCGCCTTCTCGATCTCGTCAATGAAGACGATCACGCGCGGACGCGCCCGGCCAGTCAGGATGCGCGTCAGGAAGTCCTTGACCACCGCCGAGCCGCCCACGTCGGCAAACGTTTCGCCGCCGCGCCAGACCGCCAGACCCGGCGTGGCGTCAATCATCTGCCGCTTGCGCTCCCACAGTTCGTCCACCTTCAGCCCGCTGCGCGCGAGCGACATGGCCGTGACCTGTTCAGCCGGAAACGCCGCCAGCCCGCGCAGCGCATCCACCGCGCGGTCGAGCGTGGCCGCGTCAGGGCAGGGCAGTTCGTTGCTTTCGCACAGCGCGCTGATGACCGCGCGCAACGCGGCTTCATCCGGCAGCGGCTCGTCAAGCGCCAGCACGTCCTGCTGCAGTTCGACGGGCAGCGTCAGCTGCGGCGCGAGCAGCACCACCGCCGCGCCCGCCGCCTTGTACTGATCGCGCAGGTTCCACAGCCCCTGCGCGAACCCGGCAGAGGTCGGAGTGTTGTCGGCGGTCAGGTAGCGGTGCGCGTTCAAAACAAAGAGCGTGGTCTGCGCGGGCAGTTGCGCAGCCAGCATGACCATCTCAGCCGGGTTGGCGGTCATCATCTGCAGATCGTTGCCCGCGCTGATCTGGCGCAGCACGGTCTGAGCGGCAGCGTTGCGGGCGCGCCAGCCGTTGCAGATGTCCCACTGGATGACGGGCTGCTGGTCGTCGCCCGCCACCGCCTGCATCGTGGCTTCCGGGTCGGGCGTAGTGATGGCGATGAGCGGCGTCCCGGCGCGCCGCGCTCTGCGGTACTGTTCAATCATATATTGACGTTCCTTTCCGGCAGTCAGTTTGAGAGGCGCGCCTGCGGCGGCGGCGCGGCAACCGCGCGCGGCGGAGCCTGAATCCGGCGCGCATGGCGCACGGCGGCGGTCATCTTCAGGCGCTGGCGGGCGCGTTCCTTTTTGTCAGTGGTGCGGGCGCGCGCCAGCAGCGCATCGCAGTAGGACTGCTGCAGCGCGAAGGCTTCAGCTGCAGTGCAGAGGATCTCAAGCCTGATCCATTCGATTCCGTCCGGGTCAGGCTTGAAGTCGAAGTACTGAATGGTGTTCATGAGCGTTCTTCTCCGGCGAAGATGTGCCGTTCCAGCCACGCGAGAATGCGCTCCCAGGCGATCTCGCCGCGCTGCCGGTCGGCGCGGATCAGAAAATCAGACTTGAACTGCTGGTGCAGCCGCCAGGCGGTCGCGCTCACGCGCCCGTCAAAGCACTCCACGCACTGGCGCGACCGGCGCGCCGGAAACAGGCTGGCCAGCGCGTTGAGCGCCAGATCAGCCGGGCCTGAACCGGCGTAGCCGATCTCAAAGCCGTCCGGCGAATGATGCCGGACGCTGTGCGGCACGTTCGTCAGCAGTTCGCCCGAGGGCGCGCGCTCCCAGCGCAGCGCCCTGTGGCGTCCGAAGACAGGCATCAGTTCCGTTTTCATGCAGCCTCCGTTTCGTCTGCCCGTCGCGTTGTTGACTATAATCAACAAACGGGCAATCCGAAACCACTTCCAGCCGTCAGCGGCGCGTTCAGCGGGTTCGTCTGAGGATTCCGAACTCGCAGTTCTCGCGCACGAATTCGGGCGTCAGCGCGCCCTTGTCGCCCGGGTTGATGCGCGCCTGGCCGGGCTGGAATGCCAGCCGGAACACCAGAGCCTCATCGCCCGGCTCCATCCGGATCGTCTGGCGGTTGACCGGGACAGGTACGCCGGTCAACGTTTCCAGCACCTGCGCCGTCTCGGCGTACCCGCAGGTGCTGATGAACTCCCCGTCCATCAGCCAGTCGCGCGCCGCGTCCTGATCCAGCAGGACGTATTCGTAGCTGCCCGGCGCGGTAATGACCGCGCTGTTCAGCAGGTAGCGCTGCCGGGTCGGGCGCTGGCTCATTTGCGAGAACGCCGCCGCGTTCTCGTCGAATTTCTGAGCGGCTTTCGGCCACTCCTCGCGGATGAGCCTTTCCACGCTGGCGGGCGAAGCCAGTGGGGCCTGCGAGCGCACCCACTCGATGGCTTCCTGCCAGCTTGACTGCGGCCAGAACAGGCCGTTCTCCCAGTCCTGTTTCCAGGAGATGACGGCTGTGCCGTCGGCGCTGAGGCAATAGTAAGTGGTGTTGCTCCACTTACCGTTTTTCTCGAACTTCTCGTTCAAGATTTTCACCGTGCCCGGAATATCCTTCCCGACAAATCGGTGAACCTCGCCGTCTGCCGTGACGACCAGACAGGCGGACAGACGACTTCTTGCGCTAAGGCCATCATTCCATGTCCATTCGATTGCCATTTTCGTTCTCCTTTCAATCAGCCGTCTGCCGGCTGAAGTTCCACGTTGCCGCGCGGAACCCTGCCCGCACGGCATAAAAACCGCTGCTGATGCGCGCCGGTGCGTGCTGTTCCTTCAGGTGCCGGATCTCGGCTTCGCCCTCGGCGTAGAGTTCGCCGCGCGAGGGCGAGAAGAACAGCCGCCCGCGCACCAGGTGCGATTCGGCCAGCGCGACCGGGAAGTCAATCGGCTCAAGATCGGCGGGCCGTCGCGCCGGAACAAAGCCCACGTCGCCGTTGCGCACCACGCGCTCAAGCTGGCGCGGCGTGCATCTCCAGATGCTGCACAGCGCAAATTCCACGGCGTCGGCAGTGAAACGACGAGGCGAGGGAATGGCGTGCGCAAAGGCGCGCCCGTTCTCGTTGCGCCCGATCAGGAAGTAGTTCTTCCTGACGCGCAGCCAGTGCGAAGCCTTGCGCTTGAAGGCTTCGCGCACCTGCACCACGGCCAGCTCGCGCGCATCGTCAGCAGCATAGCAGGCGATATTGACGGCCTGAAAGCCGCCGCGCGAGCCGACGTGTTCAATGCCGGTCGTCCAGGCGCCGGCCTGCTCAAGCTCCTGCATCAGGAGCAGCGCCCACTCCGGCACCCGGATCAGCGCTCCATATTCGTTGGTATTGGTCATGGCTGTTCTCCTGTTTCTGTGTTGTTGACCGCGCCTTCACAGTCCGGCCTGTGAGAGCAGCTGCAGGGCGACCCATCCGGCTGCGGCGCGTTCTTCGTGCGACCGCGCGGCCCACGCGCGCCCTTCGGTGCCGTGAACGTAGCGCCGGTAGCTGCGCCCGCTGTGATTGACGCCCAGCAGGTCGAGCAGCCGCACGCCCGTGAGCGCCGGAGCGATCTGGCGCAGCGCCTGCGCCACCGCTACCCGGCTCGGCCTGACGCCGTTCAGCCCGCGTTCCGGCGTCGTGGCGGGCGCGGCGTCAAAGGCGTTCTCAGCCTGCTCTCTGAATTCAACGGGCAGCGCGGCGGGGCGCGGCTCCGGCGTGCGCCGTTCGGCTGCCGGATTGATCCGGATGTGGTTGAAGGCTTCGCTGCGGCGCGCGGCCACGCGGGCGCGTTCGGCGGCGGGCGCATACGCGACCGGCGAGTACGGGTTGGCGCTGACTTCAAGTCTGAAGATGCGAACCGAGTTGCTTGTTGAAGCTGGATTGTGCAACATGGTGGTATCCTTTCTGTTGTGGTTAGACAGGAAATGAAGGCGGGAGGCATTCCGGCTCGAATGCTTCACGCCTTTGTTGTGTCGGTCGCAGGCCGCTCTAAGCGCGCCCGCGCTGGTAGCCGCGCCCGTAAGCGCGGGCAAACAGGTTCACGTCAGCGAGCAGGCTGTCGAGACGTTCCGGCGAACCGCCCGCCGCGTCGAGCGTGATGACGGCGCGCACCTCGGTGCCGCGCAGCGTGATCTCGGCATCGTGCAGCGTGGGCCAGAAGGTGACCAGGGTTTCGATAAACCCGATGGCCGCGTCCAGGCAGGGGAAGGTGTTGACGCTGTGACGCGCCACTGCGTTTGTGTTCATAAGGCTCCTTTGTGTCAGGGAAACGTTTTGCTGACCTGGATCAACAGCGCGGTCAGCGTTATTCCGGGCGCTCAGCGAGCAGGCTGGCCAGTTCATCGAACAGGCCGTGCGCTCTGAGCGCCGCGCCCAGCGCCTCGAAGTCGAGGCGGGAAACCATCTGATTGATCGTGCCCGGCCCGCTCGCGGTGACTTCAGCGAGGAAGGAGTTGAACGCGGTCCGCCGCATCTGCTCCAGCGCGCGCACGCGGGCGGCAGGCTCGACCGTGAGCAGCCTGCTGATAACGTCATCGGTCAGGCGCGCCTCAAATGAGCGGCGCAACAGAGAGTCGCCGTGCCACTTGATGGCGTAAACCGGGTCGGTATCGAAAGCTTTGCGGAAGTCTTCGGCTTCCCGCGCGGCGAGCATGTGCGCGCGTGCGCGGCGGGCTTCCAGTTCTTCGTTCTGAGTCGCGGCGGTGTTCGGAGTGGTGCGTGATGGTTTCATGCGAATCTCCTTTTCGTAAGGCGGGCGAAGAATCTTCGCCTGCGGTTGTTCGGGCTGGCTCATCAGTGTCCGCTTGCCCGGCGCGGACAGACGCGCACGCGGCGCGTTTCGCCTTCCTGCGGCGCTACTTCTTACGTCCCTGGCTACTTGTTAATCCGCTTCGCGGTTTCGCCTTCGGGTTTCGCGCCACAGCAGCCAGTCAGCTACTTGTTAGGTTCCCTCCGACTACTTGTTAATCCACTTCGGGTTTCGTCTGACCGGGATTTCGCTGACGGGTTTATGCGGGGAACTTGAAACGCTTTTCACTTCGGGTCGTCGCGGGCTGGCTACTTGTTATTCCGCTTCGCGGTTTCGCTGCCGCCGTTCCTGCGTTTTCCGTTCCCTTCGGGTTACAGCCCCGATCTCTGCGCCCGTGGGGTCGCCACGAACGATTCGCGCCGATTCTGCGTCGCGCGATCACTCTCACGCCCGATCAGGTGCGCCAGTTCTCACAACTGTCTCGACCCTTCTGCCATCCGTGTGCTGGTTTTACAGCGTCGGCGGGTACTTGTTACTTCCGGCTCCGGGTTTCGCTGCGTTACTTGTTATTCCGTCCTGCGGTTTCGCGCGCTACTTGTTAATCCCATCGTCGCCGGGTTTCCCTACGGCCATCTCCCGATCAGATTCGATTTTCAAACAACCGCCGAAATCGCACGATTCGGCGACGCCGGAACTACTTATTAATCCGCTTCGGGTTTCGCTCTCAGCGTGCAAATAAAATAATCGGCCTGTAATTTTATGTCAAGATAAAATTACCGGTCTGTAATTTTTTCCGATAAGTGCTGAAAAATCAATGTGTTACGAGTGCGGAATTTTGAATAAATTGACTGAGCGATTATTTTATCGGAGTATGCACAACGTGAACTCTGCAACGCGAATGCTGACCGTCCGCGAGGCACACCGGCTGTGGTGCGAGCGCACCGGCAGCCGGTTGTCGCTGGCGGGCTTCAAACTCCATCTGCGGCGCGGGCGCATCCCTGGCGCACGACTGATGCAGGACGCGCGCGGCTCATACTGGATGATCCCCGAGGATTTCATCCACACCTTCAATCCGCCGCCGCGCGGCTGGATCAAAGGGCGCAAGCGCGGGCCGCGCGCCGCCTGACCTTTATGCACAATTCAACGCGCCGTTTGTTGGTCGCGCTCTCTCTGCTGGCGCTCATCGCTCTGTGGCTGTCAGGCGCGGGCGATGAGCGGCGGCAGCCTGCCGCTCCCGCCAGCGCGCCCGCGCCATTGCCCGCGTCAACGCCGGAACTGCGCGCCGCGCTGATCGCTGAATACGACAGCCTGATTGCGCGCGCCTGGCCCGCCTTCAACAACGTGCGCGTCGTCATCGAGCGCGACCGCCTGCTGGCCGTGCATCCGTTCTTCAATCGTTATTCGTTCGATGTGGGCGAGGGCGCAGGGCTGGTGCGCGCCTGGATGGATGCCCGGCAGCAGCAGCTTCAGCGCGCCGGAATCCGCGAGGTCGGCGTGCGCGGCGAGCGTCCGGGCGACCGCGTGACATATTCCGTGTGAAAAAAAAAAAGGCCGGAAGCTCTCGCGCTCCCGGCGCTCCAGAACAAACCGTCAGACCTGCCCGCAGGTCTGCGCGGTCTCGCTGCGACTCTCTGGCCAGAGCGCAGCAAGCTCAGAGGACGCTGCCGCCGCCGTAAGGGTCGTCTCTGATGATCGGATCAGTGATCGCATAGGCGATGTTCGACGGCTGCGCAGCGCCGGTGATCTCAATCTGAAACTCGTACTCGGTTTCCGGCTGCAGTCCGGATTTGGTGTAGCTGGTGGTGCCGCCCGCCAGCAGCTGCGTGTTCCAGGCCGTCAGCCCGGCTTCGCGCCACTTCAGCGTCACCGCGCCCGTGTTCCCGTTGTTGTTCCAGGCGAGCGCCACGGCCCGCGCGCCCGTGGCGTGCGCCGACAGCTGCGACGGGTCGCCTGCCGTTCCTGCGGGCGTTGTGGCCTGCGCCGCGTTGCTCCATTCGGAGTACGTCACGCCGCTCATCCATTTGTTGCGCACGCGCCAGGTGTGCGTGCTGCCCGCCGCCACCGCCCGCGTGTATTCGGTTGTGGAGCCGGGCGTGAGCGTCGTCACCACTGCGCCATCCTCCTCGACTTCGACGGCGTCATTGTCGCCGGCGTTGCGCGTCCAGGTCAGCTTGACGTGCGTTGAATCGAGCGGCACCGCCGCCAGACTGCCCGGCGCGCTGCGCTGCGTGTCAACGACAATCGGCTGATTGAGCGTGCGCACAAAAGCGATGTTCGACCGGAACTCGCCGTTGGCGCTGCGCCAGATGGCGAAGTCGTAAATCGAATCGGGCTGCAGCGGAGCCTCCACGCCCACCAGCAGCGTGTTCTCGGCGGGCGATAGCGCCGGAACATACGGCGCGACCGGAGGCGTCAGCCACGTCCAGCCCTCGTAGCCGAGCAGCGGGTACTTGATGAACGCCGCCTGATTTGCTCCGCCGTTGCGCGCCGGTGTCCAGGTCAGCCTGACCTGCTTGTCGCTGACCGGCACGGCTTTCAGGTTCTGCGGGCAGTCGTCCGGGTTCAAAAACGATGGCAGATTGTTGAGCAGTTCACCGGCCACGCCCGACCACGGACGCCACGTGATGAAGCGCGGCTGCGACCAGCCGAAGGCGTTCATCAGCCGGATTTCAAACACCGCCTCCTCGCGCGGATCTGCGTTGGCGCGCAGGATCACGCCGCCGCCCAGCTTGCCCTGCCCTCTGAACGGGTACTTGTTGTCGTAAATCAGATTGCCGAACTTGTCGTACACCTTCAGCCACGCTGCCTCAAGGCTGTCGGCGTTGGCGCGCCCGTCGCCGTTGTCAATCTCGCCGTAGAGCCGGAAGCTCATCTGCAGGCCGTTTTCCAGAATCTGAATGTCGTTGTAGGTGACTTTGACCAGCCGCGCGCGGTCGAAGACGCCCGTGTCCCTGCCGCGATAGCGCCCGGTCGGGTCAATCGCCCGGCGCGCGCGCGTGCGCGCCGCAATGCCCGGCGAAGCCAGCGGCGGCAGATCGGTGACAATGACCGGCTGCACCGGCCCGTGCAGTTCGTCGCTGTAGAATTCCGGGTCGTAAAGCTGGAGCTTGAAGACGCGCTCGTCCTCGCCGGTGGCCGTGCTCTGGAAGGTTTCCTCGCGCACCAGCATCTGCAACGGCGCGCTCTCGCGCACGCCGAGCGATTCAAAGCTCAGTTCCACCACGTCGCCCCTGGCCACGCGGTAACTGTCGCCCTGCCCGTGCAGCGTGGCCAGCACGTCGAGGTCGTGATTCTCAACCATCAGCGTGCGCAGCGCGCGCTGCGCCTGGCTTTCGGTCATCACGCCCCAGTTGAGCGGCTCCGGCACGCCGCGCTCAAAGCCAGCGCCGGTGTCGCGGATCTCGCTGATCTCCTTCTCGGCCAGGTACAGGTCGTCCAGATTGCGGAATTTGACGCGCAGCAGCGTGGGCCGTTCCTCCTGCCGGATGCGCGAGAACGTGACCGTATCGGCCACGATGTTCGACGGGTTGACCGATTCCGTATCGAAGCGGAAATGATGCACCGGCCTGCGCACGGGCGTTGTGATAAACCTGATCTGCCCGTTGACGTCCTGCCACGTGCAGCCCGGCGCGAGCGCCATCAGATAGACAAACGCCTCGCCTGCCGGGACGTTTGAAAACGCCACGTTGGCCTGGAACCGCTCAACATAACCCCAGCGGAAATTCACGTCCTGCGCTGCCGGTGGCGCGGCGGTCAGCGTGATCTGCGTGTCGCTGTCCACGCTCTGAATCTGGTAGCCCTGCCCGGCCACGAAGACCGTGCCCGTCCAGAAGGATTCAAACCTGCGCCCGCTCTTCCAGGTCAGCACGCTGCCGTTCACATCAACCGTGGCCGTTCTGCCGCCCGGTCCCGGATTCCAGGGGATCAGTTCGCCGCACCGCTGACGGAACTCATACCACGACGCCCAGTTGATGCGGCGCTCGGGCAGCCCCATCCGGCGCAGCAGCAGATCGAGCGCCACGCGCGCCAGATTGCTGCTGTAGCTGTCGCCCTGCCAGTTGCCGAACTGATCGTAGTCCGGCACCTGAAGCGTGCGGTAGTAGACCTTGAGCCGCGTGGGTTCTTCCTCGCCCTCGCTGAAGGCTTCGGGAAGCAGCAGTTCAAGGTAAGCCGAACCTGAAAAGGTGAACTGCAGCGTGGGATCCCAGGGCGGCTGCCAGAAGTAAGGCGCGCCCTGCACCGGGTCGTCAAATCCGGCTGAAAGCTGCCCCGGATGGTACTTCCAGTTGCGCTGATTGTTGCTGTCGAACTCCGGAATCTCCTCGCCCGCGTAGTAGACCGTCACGGCTTTTTCCAGCCCGCCGACGACCTGCGAATCGCAGACGCCTTCCGAGAGCAGCGAGATCAGCTTGATGCGGTTGCTGCGGGTGTCGCGCGCGTAGGCCACAGTGCTGCCAGCGGTGATGTGCATGCCGTAAGGCAGCACGACATTTGAACCGGCCAGTTTGTCGGAGAGAATCGGCATCAGAGCAACTCCCAGGCGTCTTTCCAGCGGATCGGATGGCGCGGCCAGCCGGTCTGCGGGTCGAGCGTCGGATCAACGCCGCCCGTGACCGCCTGCGTGGCCAGCGCGCCCATTGTCGGCAGCCCCTGAAACCGGTGCTGCCGCCCGTAAGCCTTGCAGCCTTCCACGGCGTCATCAAAGAGCCGCGAACAGTGAACAGCCGCAGTCACCGCGCCGCACTTCGGTCCCTTGAACTGCAGCACGCAGTGAAAGCTGCGCGGGCGCGCGCCCAGCCGCACGCCGGGCGGGTTGATGTCGCTGGCGATTTCCAGCTTGAGCAGTTCGTCCGGCCCGGTGTCCACCAGTTCCGGCGCAACCACCAGCCCGTTGAAGACCTCGTCGCCGTCCCAGGTGCCGTCCGGTCGCTCAAAGAGCCAGTAGATTCTGACGCGCGCGCCGTCCAGCTGCCGCGCCGGATCAATCATTGCCGCGCCGTAGCGCAGGCTGAGATTGGTCAGCGTCAGTTCGGCGTTGTCGGGCGCGCGCCCCTCGCTGAAGCGGATTTCCGGCGCGCCGCGCAGGTCGCCCTCCCAGTTCCAGTCGTTCCATTGCAGCGGAATGGTGGCGGCGCGCAGCGTGAACTGATCGGTCGTTTCGTAGTAGAGCGGCAGGTTGTAGCGCGAAGCCAGATACTGTTCGACGCGCTGGCGTTCGAGCAGCGAGAGCGCTCGCGAATAGGAGATCACTTCAGCCAGCGCGCCCTGAAAAGCCTCGGTGCCATCGTATTTAGCGCCCAGATAGAGCGTCGTCTGTCCGAGTCCGTTGCTGCTGGCGTCTGTGACGCCCTGCGTCACGCCGTCCAGCCAGGTGTGCAGCCCGCCGCTCTGCCCCACTGCCAGCCGCGCCGTGATGATGTGCCAGCGATTGTCCGTCAGGCCGAGCGGCAGCGCGCCCTGATTGCTGACCGCGAACTGCCCGTTCGCATCGCCCACCACCACGTAGTCGGTTTCGTTCTCCTGAAAGCGCAGCAGCGAGCGCGGAGAGCCGCGCGCCACCAGAAAGACCGTCATCTGCGAGCCGGGACCGGGCGGGCCGATCAGCGCGTCGTCCGTGCCGTCGAATTCAACTGCCGGACGCCCGTTGAGCACGCCCAGGCGCAGGCGCGGACGCCGCGCCACCACGCCCTGCCCGGCGTCAATCTCGCTCGGGCTGCGGTCGGGCCAGAGCGCCACGGTTTCGCCGTCGTTGAGCGTCAGGTCGTCGGCCCGGTACCACGACCGCAGCTGCCCTATGTTGCCCGGATCAACGGCGCGCGGGCCGGGCACGATGATTTCCACCGCCTGCTGTGTGTGCGCGGCACCGGCCAGCACCGGGCCGAGAATCTGACTGCTCAGTTCGCGCGGCATGCGCTCTCCTTTCAGCCCGACAGGGCCGATTCAATATCTCCGGCCAGCCCGGATGCGCCCTGACGTCGCACGTCGCGGCGAATCACGCGCACCGCCGCGCGCCGCCCGTCGGCGGTGTTGAAGGCGTTGGTGACGATCTTCGTCTGATCGGACAGGCCAAGCTCGAAGCTGTTGCTGACGACTACTGTGATCGGCTGCACGGTGGGCGTGGCGGCTGAAACGCTGGCGCTGGCGCTGGCGCGCGGCTGTTCCGGGATGAGCGCTGTCGCGGGCGCGGGCGTTGACGGCAGGGCGCGCCGCTGCGCCGCTTCAAGCAGCATTGCGGAGAGCGTTGCCTGCTGGTGCGCGTTCAGGATCAGTTCGTTGCCGCTGACGCGAATCAGCAGATCGTCAGCACCGGTGAACACGCCCGGCACCGCCAGCCCGCCGCCCGCGCGGCGCGGCAGCGCGCGTTCGCGTTGCGCATCAGGCGTCAGGCGCGCCAGCGCCGCCGCTTCACCTGCCCGCCCGGCTGACTGCGCCAGGCGGCTCGTCGGTGCCTGCTGCAGCAGGCTGCGCACAAAGGCGGCGGGCGGTTCGCTCGGGCGGCGCGGCGGGCTGGCAATCTGCGCTTCGGTGCGCGCAAACGCGCCCGTGAGCCGGGCAACCTGCTGAAACTGAACGGTGGTGCGCAATTCGTCGCGGCTGGCGCTCAGGAAGCTGCGGTCTTCCGCGGCCTGCGCCCGGCCCGGCTGAAGCGCGCCCGCTGCTGGCGGCGCGGCGGCGGCGCGGCGCTCTCTTTCAATGCCCGCCAGCGGCTGCAGACGCGCGGTCGCGGCGCGCTCACTTTCCTGCCGCTCCTGCTGCGCTGCCGCCAGCACGGGCGGCGCAGCGGGCGCTGACCGCCGCAGGCTCGCTGCAGCAGGCCGGGCGGGCGCGTTGAAGCTTGCAGCAGTCAGCAGCGGCGGCGGGCTCAGGCTGCGCTCTGCAAGGCGCGGCAGGGCGGCGCGCTGTGCAATCGCCGGTGGCTGCTGCGGCGCGGCAATCCGGCTGATGGCGCTGGCGGGCGCGGCTGCCCGCAGCGACCCGGCTGAAGCGACCGTCACGGCGGCTGGCGCTGTCGGCTGTTGCGCCCGGATGACTGCGTTCTGGCGGCTGAAGGCTTCAACGCCCGGCTCGGGTTCCGTCAGCGGCGCAAATCGCTGCTGCCTGACCCGCACGGCGGGCGAAGCAGCCGCAGCGTTCAGGTGTTCGCGGGCGGCGGTTTGCGCGGGCGCTGCTGGCGCGACTGCGTTCGGGTTGACAACTGACCGCAACGGCGCGCGGTCGCGCGTTGCAGCGGCAGCGAAGGCGCGTTGCGGCGTCGGATGTTCAACTTCAGGCGCGGCAGGCTGCGTCGCTGACCGCTCGCTGCGCTGCGCCCGCGCACTGCTCGCCGGTTGTCCGGCTTGCGCCGTCGCACCTGACGCGCCGCCCGTTGCGGCCTGACCGGCTGGCAGCAGGTGGTTGCGCACCGCCGTCAGCAGCAGTCCGGCCAGCGCAGCCGGGCGGGCTGGCGCGGGCGCGCTGGCGGGCGCGGCCTGCGCCGGGCCTGAACCGGCTGCGCCCGTGAAGCCGCCTTCAGCAAAGCGCCGCGCGCTCGTGCTGAGCGCGAGAGGCATCACGCGGCGCGCAGCCGGGCTGGCAGGTTCTTCAAGCACGCGGCGCAGCGCGCGCTCCACGGTGCGCGCATCGGCTGGCGCGGCGGCGGCGTCCTGCTGTCGGCTGGCTGCTGGCTGGCTGGCGCGCTGAGCCTGACGCTCGCGCACGGCGGGCAGCGCGCGCTGGCGGGCGGCGGTCAGCAGCAGATCGGCCAGCGTGGCCTGCTGGTGCGGATTGAGCACGACTTCGTTGCCCGTCACGCGGATCAGTTTGTCGTCCGCGCCGTCAAAGACGCCCGGCACGCGGCCCGTAAACCCGCCGCCGGCAAACGTGGGCAGCAGCAGATCGTTGATGCCCTTGCGCTTCTGCTGCCGCTCGACGGCTTCCTTGAGCGGCACGACGTAGACGCGATCCACGTCGGCCAGCTGGTTCTTCAGCCGCGACTCTCTGACCGATTTCGTTTTGATCTGATTGAGCGCGGCAATCGTCTGCTGGCGCAGCTGCGCGGCTTCAGCCAGCGCCTGCGCGCCGTCAATGCGGTCAGCGTTGACGAGCCTTGTCAGTTCGGCCAGCCGGTCGGCTTCAGCCTTCCAGATGGCGTCGGCGTTGCGCTCATCCTGCCGCCGCTGTTTGGCGCGGCCCAGGAAGAAGCTGCCGATCAGCAGCCCGATGCCGGCCAGAATCGTGATCGGATTGGTCAGGAACCCGGCAATGGCGCTGCCGAGAATGGCGCTGTTGGTGCCGCCAAAGCCAATGGCTCCGAGCAGCCCGGTGATTGCGCCCGGCGCTGCCGCCGCCAGCACCGAACCGCCCAGCAGCAGTCCGCCCGCGCCGCCCAGCACGCGCCCCAGTCCGCTCTGCCCGCCCAGTTGCGACCCCAGCGAAAGCCCCAGCAGCGGAGCCAGCGGAGCCAGCCCCTGCAACAACGAGCCCTTTGCCGCCGCGCCCGCTGCCGCCGTCCCGGCCTGCGCCACAAAAGGCGGCGTGCGCGCCGCCTGACTGAGCCGCGACTGGTTCAGGAACAGGTCGGTCAGCGTCTGCAGCCCGCCAGCAGCCGTGTCTGCGCCAGGAATGATTCCGCTGAGTTTTTTGAACGCCTGCGCGCCCGTGCCGGTCAGCCCGGCCAGAATCTGCCCGCCTTCGCTGAACGCCTGACCGAGCGGAGCCTGGACGCCCGCCGCCTGCCGCGCCTGTGCGAACTCAAGCAGCCCGGCGATGGCGCTCAGGGTGCTGCCGCCAGCCTGCGCGCCGCCTGCGCCTGCCGCCTGCGGCAGCAGCAGCGGCAGCAGCAGCGCCGGATTCACGGCGCTCTGCTGCGGCACAAAGGGCGGCGTGCGCGCGCCAGCGGCATTGCCCAGGCCGAGCGCGCCGAGCAGCACGCCGAGCGGGCCGACCTGCGCCGCCTGCGCGGGCGCACCGGCCTGCCCGCCAAAGAGCAGCGAACCGAGCAGGCCGAGCGCGCCACCGGCAGCGGGCTGGCCGGGACCCTCGAATCCACCGCTGCCCGCTGCCGGCGCCAGCACGCGCGTAATCAGGTTGCGCGTGATGGTCTTGAGCAGATCAGCCACCACCTCGCCGAACAGTCCGAGCTTTGACGTGAGTTTGTCAATGCCCTTTTCCAGCGCGCCGACAAACGTTTCGTAAGCCTTTATCTGCGCGTCGGCCACGGCCTGCGTCAGACTCTTCTGTTCGGCCAGATGCTGCAGGAACAGCCGGTTGGCTCTGTCCTGCCGGAACACCTGATTGTCGGAAAGCTGCTGCTGAATGCGTTCCTGGCTGGTCAGTTCAGCGCCGAGGTTGCGCAGCGCTGCAATGCGCTCGTTGATCTGCAGCAGGTCGCGCTGCGCGCTTTCAGCTTCCGACCCGCCCAGGCGCACCTTCTGCTGGAGCAGCTGCTGCTGCACGGCGGCTTCAGCCAGCAGTTCCTCGCGGAAACGGCGGCGCGCAATGATGGCCGCATCGGTGGCTTCGGTGTCGTCGAGCAGCCCGCGCGTCTGCGCGCCGCGAATGGTTTCCTCGATGACGTTCAGCTGCGACTGCCGCACGTCGAAGCGCAACTGGCTCTGTTTGATCTGCTGCGCCAGCGCGAAGTGCGCCGAACGCAGCGTCTGGAGCTTTTCGATCAGCGAGAGGATGTCGCGGCGTCCGGCCTGCGCCGCCGTTTTGACGGCTTCAGCGTATTCCTCGGCCAGTCGCCGGTCGAAGGCCTGCTGCTCTGCGCCGGTCAGTTCCAGGTACGCGATCCTGATCTGCTCAACCGTGCGGCGTTCCTGCTCCTGGGCAGCGCGCCGGGCAGCGTCATTGGCGGCGGGCAGCGCCAGCTGGCGTTCGCGCAGCACTGCGCCTTCGCCTTCCAGGCGCGCCTTCTGCGCCCGCAGCTGCAGCAGTTCGCTCTGTCTGGCGTGGCGCGCGGTGGCGGCGGCAATCTCGGCGTCAATGGCGGCAATGGCGGCGCGGTTCTCGCGGATCTCCTGCGCCAGGCTGGTCTGCTCAAGTTCCAGCTTCTGCGCGTAGTACTGCTCGGTGGTAATCAGCGTGGCGTCGTAGCTGGCCTTCAGGTCGAGTTCGCGCGCGCGCAGCTGTTCGCGGATCAGGCTGGTTTCCGCTGTGAGTTCGGCTCGCGTCAGTTCGAGCCGGGCGCGCGCGGCGGCGCGCGCTTCGGCGTCAGCGTTGCGGCTCGCCCGCTGGCGCGTGTTGAGCGCGTCCAGCGCGCGGTTCAGCTGCCGGTTGTCGGACGCGGCTGCCGGTTGCTGCTGCTGTCGGCCCTGCGCGCGGAAGAAGTCAGCCGCTGCCTGTACCTCCGGGCGCTGCACCGGCGCTGTCTGGCCGCGCGTAGCGTTGCGGAAGGCCAGCGCGGATGCGGCGGGCGACGGGGCAGGGAAGTTGAGCGGGCCGATCAGGCGGCGATCAATGTCCGGCCTGCGCGCGCCGCTCTGCACCGCCGTCGGCACTCCGAAATCGAATGGCCGCGACACGGGCGGGCCTGCGGGTTGCGGAGCGTTGCGGTCGTCGAAGAATCTGTCGGCCAGCCGGTTCGGAATGTTCGGGCCGCTGTTGATGAGCGCAAAGGCTTTGGCTGCCAGGCCGAGCAGATTGGCGATCTCAACGATGGTGGGTTTGAGTTCAACGAGCGCCTCCTTCATCTTCTGCAGCACTTCGATGAAGGTCGGGCCGAGTTCGGCGGCGATCTGGATTTTGAGCGCATCGAACTGCGCGCCCACCAGCCGCGCCTGCTTGTGAACCTCGTTCAGCTGGCGCGCCGTGCCGGTGCTGGTAATCACGCCCAGGCGTTCGAGTTCGCTGTTGAGCGCGCCGTTGTTTTCGCGCAGGGCGATAAAGGTGGTCAGCAGTTCAGCGCCCGAAGCGCCGAGCAGCGCCTGCGCCGCGCGCAGCCGGGTTTGCGCATCGGTGATTTTCGTCAGCGACTGTTCGAGCTGCGCAAAGGCTTCTGCCGGGTGGCGCGCCGCCTCGCGCGCGTCGAGGCCGAGCGCCGTAAAGACGGCGCGCAGCCGTTCGTTTTCGAGCGCCGCCTCGCGCGCCTTCTGCTTGAAGGTGTCAAAGGCGGCGCTGATTTTATTCAGATCAGCGCCCGCCGCCTGCAGCCGCGACAACGCTTCAACCGTCAGCCCGGTGCGCTGGCTGACCTGAAAGAGTTCAGCGCCGAGCCTGACGCCCTCAGCGCCGAGCGACACAAACGCCGCCACCGCCGCCAGCACCGCCACGCCCAGCACGGTTGCCGCCACCGTTGCCACGCTCATTCCGCCGCTCACGCCGCTCATGGCGCGCGCCGCTGCCGACGCTTCGTTGTCGAGCCGGTTGAGCGCCTGTCCGGCTCGCCCGAAGGCTCCGCTCAACTGGTCGGATTCGGTGCCGAGAATGACATTGAGGCCGCGCAGCCGCAGGGTTGATTTCTCGGCTTCCTGCAGCACGGCGCGGAAACGCGCCCAGGCGGCTTCGCCGCCCTGCGCCGCCTGCTTCACGTCTATGCCGAGCGCGGCAAAATCGGCGCGCAGCTGGCGCGCGCGCTGCGTGTCCTGCGTGGTGGCGAGAATGGCGTTCTGCTGGAAGTTCGCGGCCAGCGGGCCGCTGCCCTCAATCACGCTGCCCAGCGACGAGCGCGCCCGCACCAGCGCGGGCTGCACGGTGCCAATGCGTTTGACGAGATCGGCAAAGGCTTTCTCCGGGCGCAGGAGCGCCTGTTCAATCTCAACGCCGAGGTCCTTGAAGGCGGCTTTCAGTTCGGCGGCAAAGGCGTCGCTCTTTGTGGCCGCTTCAAGCAGGCTCTGCTGGAACTGTTTGAAGAGCGGGCGGGCGGCAAATTTCTCATCCAGCCCGGTCAGGTTCAGTTCCAGCTGCCGGATGGCTTCAGTGAAGCCGGACTGCCTGACGACGGCTGCGGCTTCCTGCCCGGCGCGCTGAAATGCCTTGAGCACGTTCGGCAGCCCGCCCAGCGAACCGCGCCCAAGCTGTGAGAACCCGATGCGCAGCTGATCGAGCTGAAACAGCACGGCGTCGAGATCCAGCGACGAGCGCGCCCGGCTGAGACTGTCCGCCGCCACGGTGAACCCGCGCTGCGCCGATTCGCCCAGGTGGCGCGCGCCAGCCGCCGTGCGCGAGAGATCCTCATAGAGCGCGTGCGCCGCCGACTGCATGCGGCGCGCTCCGGCTTCGGCGTCGCCCGTGTTCCACCTGATCTCGAAAACAATGTCCTCAGCCATAGCTCACCAGGGACGTTGCCGGTTGCGCCGCACTGCTTCCTCCACGCGTTCGCGCTCGCGTTCGCGCTCGGCCTTTTCCTGCTCGAAGTCAGCCACCGCAGCCTGCCACGCGCGCAGGCCGTCCCATTCGTCGGGCAGCAGCGCCGCCGGATATTCATAGACCGCTCCGGCTTCCTTCAGCAGCCGCAGATCAGACAACCGGCTGATCCAGCGTTCCAGTCCGGGCGGCAGTTCGGTGGGTTTGGTTTCGCGGCGTTCGCAGCCGCCGCAAATCTGCTCGACCGTGTTCAGCCCGTTTTCAATCTGCAACTGCGCGCGCGCCAGCCGGTAGCTGCGCTGGCACCAGTCTTCGCCGAGGCAGCGCCCCCAGGCGGCGCTCGCCGTCAGGTACCGGCGCAGCCACTCGCGCAGTCGCCCGGTCAGTCCGACAGCGTGCCCTCGAAGACGTCGAGCAGCGCGCGCACCGCCTCGCGCATAAAAAACGGATCAATGGCGGCCAGGAAGTCGCTGCGCCGCTCCTCGCTCCACGCCGCGCCGTCGTACGTGAAGCCTTCGGCGCGCACGATCAGTTCCTCGTACAGATCAACTGCCGGTTTCAGGTGCGCCGTGAAGGTGGTGCGCACCTTTGCGCCCTGCGTCGTGATGATCTCCTCGTGGTTCTGCGCGCGGTAGCGGTCGCGCTGTTCCTGCGTCGGAGCCTTGAAGTAGTGGCGCGTGACGTAGCGCGGAATGTTGCTGGCGTCCTCCTGCAGGTCGAGCCGGACAATCCACAGCTGCCGCGTCGAGAGCAGCACGAAACCGTCCTCGCCGGCAGTGCCTTCGACCGTGGCGCGCGCCTTCCACAGTTCCCTGAAAACCGCCGACTTGATGCCGCCCGGCAGCGCCGCCAGCTGCTCGGCGCTGAGCCTGGTGAACTCGCCCTGATACTGCGCGCCCGGCTGCGACGGGCGGTATTCGGCGTAGCCTTCGGCAATCTGATCGTAGAGCCAGGCGTCAGCCGCCTCGGTGCTGACCGGCTCGCGTTTGATGGCGTTGCGGTTGAGCTGGATTTGTGAGGCGTGGATCTTCTGTTCGCGCGCGTAAAGCTGCTCCCGTGTCGGCTTGCGCAGCCGGTGCAGCGTCACCAGCGGCGGCGGGCCGGGCAACACCATCACGGGTATTGTCCAGGTGTTTACGTTCAGTTCCCAGGCCGGGTTTGCGGCGTCAGTGCGGGCTTCTTCCATTTTGTTTCAGTCTCCTTGATGGGTTTGGTGTCTGTGCCAGAGTTGTCGTTGTCGGAGTCGTTGTCCACGGCAGCGGCGGCAGCCGGGCCAGGACTGTCGGCTGGAGCGGGCAGCAGCCCGCGCCGTTGTTTGTATTCCGTGACCGTGACCAGACGGGTGCCGTCCGGCACCAGCGCGTCCGGGTCGCCGCTCAGTGCGGCCCAGGCCTGAATCACGTTGAGATCGTCGGCGGTCAGTTCGCTGAAGGGTTTCGCGTAAAGATCGGTTGGTTTGTTCATGCGCTGCTCCGAAAAGATGCCTGATGCGCCCCGCAGAGCGCATCAGGAGAATCAACAGAATGCCTGAATGAGCCGCCGCGCTTATTCGAGCGCCGTCATCAGGTTGCGCACGCGCGCCTTGATGAGCCCCTGCGTGACGGGATCGAGCTTGGCGTCCAGCGTCAGGCGAATGGCCGCCGTGCCGTCAACCGCCGTGCCGGGAATTGACGTGATCGTGGCCACCGGCACGATCAGATCAATCTCGGCGCGCTCCGGCCCTGCGGCGAGCTTCTCGCCCTGGAGCGCGATCTTGAAGTTCGTAATGTCCTGATTGGCAGCGGCCAGCGTCAGTTCGTTCTGATTGTTGTCCACGCTCAGATCAATCTGAATCTGGCAGGTCGGGATGCCCGAGAGCATGCGGTTCTGGTAAGCACCCTGCGTGTAGTCGTCGTTGACAGCCGGATCGCAGGGACGGCGATCCTGCACCTGCGCGTTCTTGTTTAATTGCAGCTGCCAGTTCAGAATGCGCCCGCACAGGTCAACCGTGCCGGTGCCGTCGAAGTACGTGATGCGCGTGGCGGGCGCAATCATGTACTGGTACTTCGTGAGCGCCTGCGGCATGGCGAAGGCCGGAGTGATGGTCGAAAGCTTCTTGTATTTGCCCGAGCCGACCAGTTCAAAGGTGCCCTGCGGCGTGCCGCCCTTCTGCTGGGCAATGGTCATCTGCGTGACGCACATGCCGTAGAAGAGCGTGTCGTAGCCGCCAATGCGGGCAAAGAAGCCCGAAGACGGCAGCTGCGCGCCGCCGCCCGCAATGTTCTGCTGAAGGATTTCCCAGTCGTTGACGACGGGCGGGCCTGCCACCACCTGTGTTGGCGTGCAAGCGCCGCCCAGCGCGCGCGCCAGCAGGTAGGCGAAGAAGTCCACGTTCATATCCTCAATGATCTGGATTGAAGGCTGATGCCAGTAATCATTGCGGTATGAGGTCGGGTAGCCGTAGCCAGCGCCGATTTTGCCCGCGTCGCTGACCTTCTCCGGGTACGGCACCGGCCATTCGGTGGAGGTCGTCTTGACGCGCATGTAATTAGCGCCGTCCTCGGTGACTGTGTTGTAGGCGGTTTCCCTGAGCTTTGATATGCCCAGTTCAAGAGTTTCTATGCGATATTCAGGCATCGTGCTTGCTCCTTGTGGCCGAGCGACCTGCGGGCGGTTGTGCGCTGGCGATAGATCAGAGTCGGATCAATGAACTCAGCACCAGTGCTGGTAGAGTTCCAGCACCAGCTGACACTTGGCGATATGAACCGTCCGGCCAGAGAGCGGAAATTTATCGCCCTGATACATCTGCAGTCCGCGGTGTCCGCGCACGCCGGAACCCGGCGCATCGAGTTCGAGCGTGCGGCGCTGCGCCAGGTAGGCTGCCACCGCGTCAATTTCCTGCTGAAAGATCGTCATTGAAGCTGGCTCCTGCGCCCGGCTGCGCGCGCCGTAAAAGAGCCAGATTTCAAACGTCCACTGCACCAGATCGCGCCCGGTTCCGGCTGCTTCCTCGGTGCGCGCGGCGCGCTGCATCATCCAGCAGTGAACCTCATTGCCGTCGGCGGGCGATTTGAGCGCGTTGGCGTTCCAGGTTTCATCGGCTTCCAGCGGCCAGTCGTCGTAGACGCGCGCCGCTGGCGCGGCAGCCTGGATGAGCTTCTTCAACTGGCGGCGCGCGTCGAGTTCCGTAATCACCTGAACCTGCCTTTCAGCCGCGCTACAGCCCGGTCAAAGGCGGCGCGCATGGCCGGGCGCGTCTTTTCAATCGCGTGGCGCAGCGGGTAACGGCCCCGGATGCCGCGCCGCGCAATGCTGACGGCAATGGCCCAGGCCGAACCGGTCAGCCCGCGCAGGCGCATCCACTCGGCAATGGCCGCAACGGGCGGCAGCGCGCTCTTTGGTTTGCGCCCGCGCTCCACGTAGATCCAGTGCGCGGCTGCCGTCACTTCAAACTGCTGAATGCTGCCGCGCTGCGCGTAGCGCGTGCTGACGCTGTCAACGAGCGCCGCCGAAGCCACTGCGCCAGCGGCGCGGATTTCGCGCTTGAAGGCGCGCGTCAGCTGCGAGGCGGCTTCGCGCCCGGCGCGCTGGAATTCGTCGCGCACGGCGGCGCTCGCCGTGTTCCAGCGCCGGTTGAGCCTGACCTGAACGTTGACGCTCATCGCGTTGTCCCGAAAGTCTGTCGCAGAAAGATGTAATCCACATCAAACGAGCGCGCCGTGGTTCCGGCGCTCTTGACAATCCAGAACCCGACGCCGGTTTCGCGGCCCGCTGCGGTTGGAATGTTGGTCGTCTCGGAGCGCAGGTACGCGCCGTCGTAGTAGAAGTCCACGCTCGAAGCGTTCGACCAGACATCAATCCGCAGCTTGTGCCAGCCGGTCTGCACGGCCTGATTGCTGCTCGTCTTGGTGCGCGCGCTGTTGCTGGCCGTGCAGGTGCGCCAGTTGGCGCTCGTTGATTCGTCGTACTCGAAATAAGCGCCGTCAACCGCGTCGGCGCTGACCGTATCCAGCAGCCCGAGGCGGATGATGTAGCGGTCGGTCGCATTGCTCAGCGTGCCGATGTTGATGAGCGCTTCAAGCGTAATCAGCCCGCCGCCAAAGCGGATGATTGACGCGCCGGTCAGCGCGCCCGCCCGGCCCGTGGCCGTGGTGCCGGTGCTGCAGGTGAGCAGGCCCGGATGGTTCGCGTCCGACTGCCCGACCGAAGTTGCCGCGCCGGTGCCCGAAACCGCTGAAGCCAGCGCTGAGCCGGTCAGCGCGTTCAGGAAATCATCAAACAGCGTCCACTCGCTCGCCCGCTTCCAGCCCGGATAAACCGAATCAACCCAGGCGCGAACGAACGCCGTGGTCGCAGCGTTGTTGTTGTTCTCGTTGCCGTCGTTTGACGGCAGCACCAGCTGCTGCGACCACGTGTGTGGCAGACTGCGTTCTGCGATGACTGTGCTCGCCATTCAGGGTTTACTTGCGATAACTGACGCGCAGCTTCTCGCCCGTTGCCGGAGCGGTCAGCATGGTGATGGTCGCGCCGCTGATCGTGTAATCGTTGCCCGCGCCCACGTCCTGCAGGATGCCGTTCAGATAGACGTGTTCCGAACCGGCCACCGGCGTGTTGGCGAGCGTGAAGGTCGTGTTGCTGCCGTTGATGGCTCCGCTGGGCGTCTCCTTGTCAACGAAGTTCGAGCTGGTCAGCCCGGCTGCGTTCACCTGCACGAACGTGACCGCCGTTGAGCCGAGCGTGCCGCCCTGACTGACCGTGCAGAGCCAGAGCGTGTCGGCGTAAACCGAGCCTTCCTCGACGGCGAAGAACGCGCCCGGAAACTCCGCCCACGCGTCCATCTGCGAAATGCGCGTGAGCGCCGCGCCGCTGCCGTTGAACGTGTAGAGGCCGTTTTCAGCCGCCGCCGACTGCGCGCGCACAAACAGGATGTCGCCGTTTGAGAGCGTCACGCCGTCGAAGACCGCCGTGCCGGGATTGCTGATCGTGATGTTGCCGGTCGTGGCGGCGCGCGCCGAAGGCTTGGTGTCGAAGATCGAATTGAGCGCGGCGATCTGCGTGTCAACGTAGCTCTTGTTGGCGGCGTCATTGTTGCCTGACGGCGTGCTGACGTTGACAATGCGCTGCGAGCCGAGATCCAGGTTCCCGGTCATTGCCACCGAGCCGTCCTTCTTGACGAAGTTCGCGCCGTCGGCCAGCTTCGAGGAAGCGATGTTTGCGCCCGCCGCCACTTTGCTGTCATCAATCGCGCCGTTGGCGATCTGTCGGTTTACGATCTGCGTGGTTGCCATAGTTATGCCCTCTGGTAATCAACCTGAATTGTTTCGCCCGGCTGCGGCGAACTGGTCAGCGTGATGGTTCGCGTGCCGGTCGTGATGAAGTCCGCTACCGGGCGCTGCACCAGCCCGTTGACCTGCACTTCAACCGTTTCCGGGATGAAGTCGTAAGCCGTAGTGAAGGTGGCATTGCTGCCATTGACGGCTCCGGACGGCGTTTCTCCGATGATGAACAGGCCCGAAGATGGCGCGGGAGTGCCGCCCGTGCCGCCGCCTGCGGGAACCGGCAGCAGCGGCTCTTCCGACCGCAGGCCGCTCCCGTCCCAGGTTTCGCCGGTGGCTTCGAGCGCAAAGACCGTTGAATACGGATGCACCAGCGAGTCGCGCAGCGCGGCGCGAAAGATCAGATTGTTGATGACCACGCCCGACGTATTGGCCACCACCATTGCCCGCGTGCCGGTCTGCAGGCTGTCGAGGTCGCAGATGAGCAGCGTTTCCTGCCGCCCGGTGACCTGCTCCCTGCGTTCGCGCACGACCCAGCGTTCGCGCAGTTCGGCAAAAGCCGACCAGCCGCCGCCCTCGACCTGCGGGCCGTAGCTCAGCATCAGCACCGAGAGCGGCGCAGCCGTGTCGGACGACGATGAGCGGCGCAGTTCGTGCGCCGTCTGCAGCAGTTCGCCGTACATGGCTTCGAGCAGGTTCACAGCACGTTCCTTTCGTCAATCTGGCGGTCGGTGCAGGCCAGATCGCCAAACGGGTCAATCACGGCTACGTCAATATCGGGCAGGTGAATGGTTTCATCCCCGGCGACCAGCGAACTGACGGCTGCGGCGGCGGCTCGTTCGAGCGTTGCCACGGCGGCGGCGATCTGTTCCGGCGTGGCGTTCTGAACCTCAACGCCATCGGGCAGCCGGAGCCTGATGGCCGCGCCGGTTGAGAGCAGCGCGAGCGACCGGTTGCCGAGCAGCCAGGCCCAGGCGTACTGCCCTTCGGCCAGCGCCACGAGCCGCGCCTGATCGCTGTCGGGACTGCCCGCCACCTGCTCGTAAACGCCAGCGGTGATGCTGCGCCGCACCTGCTGTTCGGCGTAGAGCAGCGTGTCGCGCAGCAGTCCGGCGTTGACGCCCTGCACGGGGTACCGATCAGCGAATTCTTCCGGCGTCAGAATGGGCATTACTTCTTCCCGGCAGGCTGTCTGGCCGTCTCGGACTGCGCTGCCGCCGCCTGCGCCGCTTCAAGCGCCTGCCGGAGTTCGGCGTTTTCGGCTTCAAGCTGCGCGATCCGCGCCAGCGCAATGTTGAGCTGCTGGCGCGCTTCGGCGGCTTCGCGCAGCTGCGCTGCCGCAAAGACCTCAGCCGAAGCCAGCGATTCCACGATCTCAACGCGCTCAAGCGCGGCTTCCTCGGCCAGCGCCGGGCGAATTGCGCCAAAGCCGAGCAGCCGGTCAACGAGCGACTGCTCGGCGATTGCCACCACCGAACCCTTTGTTTTTATGCCGTCAAGGCTGTCGTCGAGTTTGACGGCGTCGTGCAGCACGACGAATTTTTTCTCTGCCATTGAAACTCTCCCTGCGCGGCGAGCAGTCGGGCGCTGGCCAGCGCTCGCCCGTGCCGCCTGATTGTTTGGTTCAGCGTCCGGGGCGCGCCTCAGACGTTGAGCACGATGATCGAACCCGGATACCAGAGTTCGACGCCGCCGTTGTGGCCCTGATAGACCTTGATCTCAACGGGCGGCTCGTCGCTCGATTTGACGTAGCTGAATGGCCCGGCTGTGACCGCCGCGCCGTCAACCAGCCGGTTGGCGTTGAGCGTCTGCGCATAGTTGCCGAGCGGGTTGCCGTCCGTGCGGCGACCGAAGATCACCACCTTGTCGTCGGCGATGAACGGATTCTCGTTGCCGCTTTCATCCGTCCAGGTGTCATCCATGACGGCAATGTCGGGCAGCAGTTCATCGCGCAGAATCTGCGTCACGCCCGCCAGTCCGTTGACCGTGTTGCCGCCGCCAATGCGTCGCCCGCCGAGGTCGCTGGCGTTCGTGTTCTTGAACATGTAGTTGGCGGTCGTCTGGTTCATCACGGCCAGCGCGCCCTGCCCGAACGTTGCGCCATAACCGCGCCCGCGCGTGGAGTTCTGCCGGAAGTCATCGAGCGGCGTGGCCGCAGCCGTGTTCGACCAGTCCGACATGGTGAACTGCCGGATCGGATAGGTGTCGGTGTACTGCACGCGCGTGCCATCGCTGACGGCGAAGGTGCCGGTCGTCACGAGCGTCCAGAGGATGTAGCGGATCAGCGCCACTTCGCGCACCAGCAGTTCGTCCTGCGCCTCGCTGACAAGGTCGTCCACGTTGACCGGGCCGTCGCCGGCGAAGGCGGCGCGCTGCGTCAGCTGCCGCTCGTCGAGCAGCTTGTATTCGCCGTAATAGCCCGGCGTCACTTCAAACAACCGGCTGCCGCGATGCGCCACGCTGCGGAACTGCGAGCCGAGGCCGCGCACCTGCTGCAATCCGGCGTAAAGATCCTTCTGCTCCCAGCGCAGGCGGTCGGTCTGCTTCTCCACGACCGGAAAGTACCGGAAGATCGGATCAGCCGATTCGCCGGTGGTCATCGGCTGCATCTTGAGCCGCGCGATCTCCTGCCACTGTTCATTCGATTTGTAGGCAAAAACGCTCATCAGTGTTCTCCTTGCAGAACGGCTGTTGACGCAGATCAATCAGCCATTGTTTGAAATCAATGCCCGGCGCAGGCAACGGCTCCGGGCGTAACGGTTGTTGACGCAAATCAATCAGCCATTGATGAAAATCAATACCCGAAGCAGCCGCAGGCTCCGGTTCAGAAGATCAGCACGCCCGCGACCACGCGCCCGTTGACCTCGCCGGCAATGGCCGCCGTCCAGCCCGGAATCTGCGCAGTGTTGAAAGCGCCGCCCAGCCAGATTTCGGCGTGATCGAGTTTCTCGTAGGAGAAACCGCCCGACTGCCCCGAGGTTGAGGAGAGCGTGATTTTGCCGTTGGCGTCCACCTGCATGTCGTATTTGGCGAACCCGACAGCCGTTTGCGAACCGTCAGAGGCTGCGCCGTTGCGCACCTTCAGCTTGCCGCTCGCAGTGACGATGCCGAGCGGCGAACCTTTGGGGATGTTCTGGTTCGGTTCAAACTGGAAGGCATCCGTGAAGTTGCGTTCGTTGTCGTAGGCCGGTTTGAAGAAGTCCGGCGCGAACTGATGAAGAAAGGTCTGCGGCATAATTGTCTCCTTGAGAGTGTGGGTCAGCGATCAGCGCAGGCCGCGCGGCCTATGCGCCCTTGTTTTCCACCAGCGCCAGCGCGCGCCGTCCGAGCGGCGTCTGGCGCAGCACGTCGGCGTACTGATCGGCGGTGTGCGCTTCTGCCGCCGCTTCGTCGTCAGCCGGATCCGGATTGAGCGCCCGCGCGCCCTCCACCTGTTCGGCAAACATGTCGTGGCGCGGCGCGGCGCGCAGCAGTTCGCGCAGCGCGTCAAAGCGCGAGCCTGTTGCGAGCGGATGCGCGTGATCGTCGTCGAGCATCTGCGCGGCCAGTTCGCGGAAGCGCGCTTCCTGCGCCGGAGCAATGCAGGCGCCAATATGAAGCTCGGTATAAGTGGCCTGGATCATCAGTTCGCGGGTGCGGCTGCGCGCAGCGGCGAGCGCCTGTTCGGCGGCTTCGCGGCGCTGGCGTTCGGCTTCCAGTTCCGCCTGACTGTGAGCGGCTTCAGCGGCGGCGGGTGCGATTTCAGCCGCTGCGGTGCGGATGGCGGCTTCAGCGTCGGCGCGCTCAAGGCCGAGCGCTTTCTGGATTTTTTCAATAAGGGACATACTTTCCTCCACAGTGGCTGCCGACCCGGAGGTCGGCGGGTTTTCGGTTGAGGTGGACGCCTCGGGCGGCGCGCCGGGCGCAGACTGATCTGAAGGTTCGGGCGCAGCGGCGCGCAGGCCCGACATTCCATAGCTGCGGCGGCGCTTGCGCGCCGCTGCGAGAGCTTCGCCGAAGAAGCCCGTGCGGTCGGCCATTCCGGCCCGGATGGCATCGGCGGCAATCATCACGCCGCCCTGCCCGAAGTCGCGCGCAATCTTCTCGGTCGTCACGTCGCGCCCGGCAGCCACCGCCTGATAGAACTGTTCCTCAAGTTTGTCGAGCAACCCGGTGATCTCCAGCCGCGCCAGCCCGTTGTCCGACCGCACATCAATGCGCTTCCTGGGCGCGCGGCTGCTGACGAAAGTGTGAAAGCGCACGCCCAGCTGCTCCCAGAAACCGCGCGTATCGGCCCATTCAACCACCACGCCGATGCTGCCCAGTTCGGCGGTCGGGTCAGCTACGATCTCCGTCGCCTGCGAGGCCAGCCAGTAAGCCGCCGACGCGCACATCCCGCCCGCGTAGGCAATGACCGGCTTGCGCTCGGCGGCGCGCGCAATCTCAGCGCCCGTCTCGGCAATGCCCGTCACCTGCCCGCCCGGACTGTTGATGTCCAGCACGATGGCCGAAACGTCGGGCGCGTCGGCGGCGGCAGCGATGCGGTTGCGCAGTGCGCCGGTCAGTGTTGCGCCGCCCGCAATCATCTGCCACAGCGTCAGCGCGCCGACGAGCGGCCCGCGAACCGGGATCACGGCGATCCCGTCCTCGGTCTTGTTCAAGGTTTTGGCAGCTTCGTTCACGGAGGCTGCCGCCAGGCGTTCGGCGCGTTCGCCTTCGGGTTCGGGCGAACGCGCCGCGCCGTCCTCAAGGCTTGCCGCCAGCGCGCGCAGCCCGGCTTCCGTAATCAGCCAGGGCGCGTTGTAAACGAAGTCCGTCATCAGGCGTGTGCGTTCATTCATGGCGGTTCTTCCTCTTGTAGCGCAGTTCGAACGTGCAGCGGCAGTTGCTCTTGCAGGCGCATTCCTCGCCAATGCCGGGCAGCACGCCCGGCTCCTGCCAGCCGCGCCGCGCGTAGCCGATGCAGTCGTCACAACTCTCCTCGGCGTGCAGCAGGCGGCGCTCCCTGATTACTTCGCGATGCTCGTTCAGGTCGGCGCGGCGCTGCTGCTCGTAGGTGCCGATGACGGCCCGCGCGTACATCCGCAGACGGTTCGTGAAGCGCCCGTCCAGCGGCAGCCCGTTTTCAAGTTCCAGCGCCAGATTGCCCAGGTGGCGCAGTTCGCGCGCGATGCGCGCTTCGACCTGCCGCTGCGCGGCGCGCGACTGATTCTTCCAGCCGCCGCGCGCAATGGCGCTGGTGGCAATGTGTCCGGAGCGGATCAGGTGTTCCATGCGCGTCTGCCAGGTTTCAATCCGCATCCCGCGTTCGAGCTTTTTGCCGAGCGCGAGGAAATCCTTCTCCAGCTGCTCGCTGATGCGCCCGGCTGCCTGGCGCACGCGGCCAGCTGCCACAAACGCGCCGTCAGCGCCGCGGAATCGCCGCGCCTTTGTGTCCCACCTGACGGCCATCAGCTTTCCTCATCGTCGGCTGCGCCGCTGACCGGCTCGGCTTCCATGAAGTCGGCGGCGTCGGCGCGGCGCGCCAGATCGCGCGCGTAGTCAATGCGCTGCCGGGTGACGGCGGCCAGCCGTCGCAGGTCACGCTCGCTGCGGCGCAGCGCCCGGCCCCTGGCCCTGGTTTTGTTCTCCGGTTCCGGCATTGCCTGTGCTGTCGCCGCTCTGACGGCGGCGCGAAGTCGGGAAGTTCATCATCGTGTTGAGCGCATCCTTCTGATCTTCTTCCCACCAGTTGATCTGCCCGAGCGCGGCTACCGCATTGGCCAGCGCGGCCACGTCCTTGGCTTCGACGTCGCCCAGGCTGACGCGCGGCAGCAGTTCGGTTGCCGCGCGCCCATAGTTTTCAATCAGCAGCGGCTTGAGGACGTCCTGCTGCAGCATTTCCTCAATGTCCTGCTTGACGGATTTAATCAGCATCCAGAGCACGCGCAGCGCCGTGTCAGCCGCCGCTCGCGCGTTGTGTTCGCCTTCAAGCACGGCGAGCGTCTGTCCGAGCAGCGCGCGCACGCTGCGCTGCGTCAGCCAGTTGAACGCCTTGATGTAGGCTTCGCCGTCGTTCTCGGCCTGAATGATGTTGATCTTTGCGCCGTTGCGCACGGCGATGGTGCCGCCCTGCCGCAGCTTGCGCAGCTGCGAGTTCATATAGGCGACAGCCGAGATCCTGACCGGCTTGCCGTCCTTGAGCACGAGTTCGCCGGTCGTCTCGTCGCGGCGCTCCTCGTCGGGCGCATTGGGCGCGGTTTCGCCCACGATGAAGCCGCCGCCGAAGATTTGCAGATGCCGCAGATACTCCGGCTTCAGCTGCCGCCGCATGATCCAGTCGCCCACCAGCGGGCGCAGGCTGCTGCGCCCGCGCGGATCCTCGTCCATCAGGTTGTGATTGAGCACGGCGCATTTGGAGCGCGGCAGCAGCCGCTGCGGGTCCACCACGCCCTGCGCCGCCGCCACCAGCGGGCTGTTTTTGCCCACGTAGAGGAACCCGACAATGTTGTTGAACTGATCGGTCACAAAGGCCAGGTTGCGCACCGGCTTGACCTTGAGCGAGCGCACGGTGGTCTTGCCTTTGTACGGGCCTTCGGTCACGGGCATCCAGGTCTGCTCGGCGATCTTGTAGCCGAAGACGCGCGAGTCGAGCATCTGGTAGAGCGTCCGGCGCAGCGGCGTCTGCAGGTTACTGAGCGCCCATTCGCCGAAGGCGGCAAGCTCGGTGGCGCGGGCGTAATCCGGCGCGGTGTCATCGTCAACCCGCGAGAGCACCTGAATGGGCGCGTTCAGGACGGCGTTCTTCAGGATCATCAGCGGCGCGGCAATGTCGGCGTCGTCGAGCATCCGCTCGTAGGTCTGAAACCGCTGACGATGATCCTGGTCGAGCGGTTCAATGCCGAGCGCGCGCGCTTCAGCGCCGGGCATGCGCTGCCCGCCGGACACGTAATCCTGCGTCGGATCAAAGCCTGGCGCGGGCTGCACGGCGGCGGCAGTGGCTGCGCTGCGGCGCGGCGGCGGTTGAGCTTTCCGGTGTCGTCGCTTCATGGTTCTCTGGTGGGCGTCCTGATTCGCAAGGCCCCCCGCGCGAATCAGGACGCGCGCGCGCTGTCACCCTTCAGCGCGGTTTTCGCGCACTGTAGCGTGTAATCAACACGCTGTCTACTGAAATCAATAAAGCGGTTTTACGGGCCGCGCTTCCCGCCCTGCCGCAGCAGTTCGCTGAGCGAGTGGCGCATTTCGGTCAGCTGCGCGTTGACGTCGCCAATGCGCTGCGCGAACGCCTCCATTGAAGCCTCGAACTGGCGCAGTGTGACATACTGCAGGGAGAGTTGTTCAAGCCGGTCAGCGGTGCGCGCCTCCAGCGCCGCCAGGTGCGCTTCCAGCGCCAGCTGTTCCTTTGCGAGCGGCGCAAGGCGTTCATCCAGCTGACGCGGTGAAACCTTTCTGAGCGAAGCTGCCAGCCAGCCTGAAACCGCCGCGCCTGCCGCCGCCACTGCCATCTTGACAATCTCACCGGTCAATTCGGACATCTTCATCGAACTCCGTTTCTGCCGCGCAACGGGGTTTGCGGTGAAAAAGTTGTGGAACACCTGAGTCTTCATACCGGGCCGCTCAGCACTGCTGCTGCTCTACGGTTTCATCATCGAAGTCAATCTGCACGACTTCATCATCGAAGCTGACCTCCACTGCTTCATCGTCAAAGACAACCTGAATCTCGCAGTCCATTCAGCGCCTCCAGATTTCGCCGTGCAGCAGCGTGACGTGTTCGCCGGCAGCGGTAATGACGCGCCAGCGATACCACCCGAGCCGCCACTGCTGCTGATTGATGGTCAGTTCGCTGGCGTTGACCGTCATGCTGCCCGCGTTCAGGTCGAGCGCAATGTCGCCCGCGTCCGACGTCAGCAGCAGGAGCGGCGCATCGGTGGCGGGCGCGGTGCGCGAACGTTTGACCTCGAACTCGGCCTTGCAGCCGGTCAGATCCAGAATGTCCGAGCCGCGCCGGAAGACGCGCCGGGCGCTGAACTTGTCGCCCGTTTCAAGGTAGATGGTTTCAAGTTTCGGCCTGATGGTGGGCGTGGGCGCAAAGCGGTTGACCGCAATCACCGTGAAGCCGACAGCCGGAGAGACGTCGTTGTTCGGATTGGCGACCGTGATATTGAGCACGCCGGGCGTCTGCAGGTCGGCTGTTGTGAGCTGCGCCCGCAGCTGTGTGCTGCTGACGAAGCTCGTCGAACGCGCCTGCCCGTTGACTCTGACCGCTGCGCCCGAAGCGAAGTTGACGCCCGTGACCACGAGCGTCAGCCCCTGCGTGCCTTCCGGCGCGCTCGACGGCGACAGCCCGTAGATTGTCGGCCCTGAAGGATTGACTACCTGAAACTGCACGACGTTGCTCGCCTGACCGTCCGGATTGACAACGACCACATCGTGCGGGCCGAGCGTCTGAATGTCGGCGTTCTGCACCGCAATGTTGCACTGCGATTCGCTGACGAAGGTGGTCGGGCGCTGCACGTTCTGAATCTTGCCCGCAATGCCCGAAACGAAATCCCCGCCCGTAACCACGAGCGTAAACGAACCGCTGTTGATGACCACCTGCGAAGGCGAGAGCGAAGTGATCCCTGGTGGCGGCATACTCTGGCCTCCCGAAATCGTGAATATCCGCCCGGCTGACGTTCCGCCGCCCGGCGTTGGGTTGAAGACTGTCACGGTCGCGCTGCCCGGCACCGCGATCAGCGAAGCCGGAACAACCGCTGTCAGCTGCGTGGTTGAAACGAAGGTCGTGGTCAGCGGCTGGCCGTTCCACCTGGCCTGACTGGAAGAAATAAAACTCGACCCATTGAGCGTCAGCGTGAACTGCGGCCCGCCCGCTGAAGCCGCTGAAGGCGAAATGCCGTTGAGCACCGGCACCGGATTGTTGGCGGCGTTGATGGTGAACGTTGCGCCGTTGCTGATCTGCGCGTCCGGGTTTTGCACCGTAACCGTAGCCGAGCCGGGCGAGGCAATGTCAGTAGCAGGGATGGTGGCCTGCAGCTGCGTGGCCGAAACAAAGGTCGTCGTGCGGTTCGAGCCGTTCCACCGTACTACTGCGCCGTTCTGGTAATTCGCGCCATTGACGGTGAGCGTGAACTGCGCGCCGCCCGCCACCGCTGACGCGGGCGACAGGCTGCTGATCGTGGGCGCGGAAGCGCTGTTGATGGTGAACGTCGCGCCGTTGCTGACCTGGTTGTCGGGATTAACAACCGTAACCGTAGCCGAACCGGGCGAAGCAATATCAGCGGCCAGAATCGTCGCCTGCAGCTGCGTCGAGGACACAAAGGTCGTCGTGCGGTTTGAGCCGTTCCAGCGCACGGTCGAGCCGCTCTGGAAGTTCGAGCCGTTGACCGTGAGCGTGAACTGCGCGCCACCGGCTGTAGCCGACGCGGGCGACAGGCTGCTGATCGTGGGCGCTGGCGCGGTGATCGTAAAGGTAGCGCCGTTGCTGATCTGTGCGTCCGGGTTCTGCACCGTGACCGTAGCCGAGCCGGGCGAAGCAATGTCGGTAGCAGGGATGGTGGCCTGCAGCTGCGTGGCCGAAACAAAGGTCGTCGTGCGGTTCGAGCCGTTCCACCGTACTACTGCGCCGTTCTGGTAATTCGCGCCATTGACGGTGAGCGTGAACTGCGCGCCGCCCGCCACTGCCGACGCAGGCGACAGGCTGCTGATCGTGGGCGCGCCCGCGCCCGCGTTGACCGTCAGAGTGACGGCGTTCGAGGTGCCGCCGCCCGGCCCCGGATTGAAGACCGTAATCTGCAGCGTGCCCGGCGCGGCAACGTCCGAGGCCGGAATCGTCGCCTGCAGCTGCGTGGCTGAAATGAAGGTCGTCGTGCGGTCGCTGCCGCCGACGCGCACCGCTGAAGTGCTGATGAAGTTCAGCCCGTTGACCGTGAGCGTGAACTGCGGATCACCGGCTGTCTTCGTATTCGGGCTGATTGATGAAAGGCTCGGCACCGGATTGGCCAGCACATCGGCCAGATACTGCTCGACGCCGTAGGCGCGCTGCCCCCAGTTCTTGATCGAACTGCCCGGAAAACCGTCCGTGCGCAGATTGATCGGGAACCGCACAGCCGGGTTGAGCAGCGGCCCGCCCTGCCCGAAATAGAAGGCCGTGTCCTTGAAGATGCGTTTGGCGAGGTTCTGCAGTCCGGTGTCGCCGGTAATTTTGGCCGCCGTGCTGATGCAGGGCAGGTAGTCAATGGCGCGCCCGCTCGTCGGCCCGTCGCCGTCCCACGCCTGCACGTAGACCGTCACGCCCGCGCTCCACGTGCGCGCCGTCGAGCCGTACTTGCCGCGCGCGACAGTGAGCGTGTTGCCGCTGCGATTGCTGACCGTGCAGTATTCGATGTTGATGCCGTCATCAATGGCGATTGAGCCCCAGAACGGAAATTTCGAGGCGTCGGTGAGCGTGATCGAAGTCACCGTGTTGTTGATGCCGGAGGCGAGCGTCGTCTGCGCGAGCGGCCACCAGAAGTAGTTGCCTTCAATAGCCAGATACTGTCCGGCGAAGCTCACGCCGCCGCTCAGCGCGTTATCCTTGCGCGCCTGCGCCGCCTGCGAATCGCCCTTGAGCAGCATCTGCCCGACGCGGCTGATGTAATCGCGCACCGTCTGGTCGCCGGTCTGCTTCCAGTACTCGATCATGCCGATCAGCGTGTAGCCGTACTGAATGAAGCTCGGCGCGTTGCCCGGCGGATCAGCCGAATTGGCTGTAGCGAAGCTGCCGTCCTGAATGAAGTAGCCGTGATTGCCCTGCGCCGCTTCAGTCTGCGTGAAGCAGCTGGCATACTGCCCGGCCAGCGTGAGCAGGTCGCTGCGCCCGGTGTAGCGATAAGCAGCCATCAGGCCGAGGATGGGCCAGCCGGTCCAGCGCGTGCCGTCATTGCCCGTCCAGATGTTGAAGCTCGCGCCGTGTCCGTAGTAGGAGCCGGGATAGAGGCCCGTGCCAGCCGGATACCAGTCGGCAGCCTTCAGGCAGCCGGGTTGCGTAGCGCCGGTCTGATCCCTGCCTTCAATGGTCAGCATGGCTGAGTCAAACACCGCCTGATCGCCGGTGACGGCCCAGTAGAGCCACAGCCCTTCGTGCCACGTGTGCGAGAGAAAGCCCGGCCCGCGCCGGTCTTCATCCTCAAAGCGCGCCAGCCCCTGATACTGGTTGTACGGGTTGCCGCCGCCGAAGATGCGCGACTGGATCATCCCGTAATCGGCCATGTAGCGGGCGCACTCGGAGCCGAGCTGCAGCGCGCGCAGATCGCCCGTGCGCAGATACTGCACGAGCGTGTGAAACTGCGTGTCGTAGTGGTTGTAGCAGCGCGGATTGTCCTGCCAGGGGAAGGTGCCGAAGATCGTCCAGCCGTAACCGTCGCCGTACTCGCCGCGATTGCGAAACTCCTTTGCCGACTGCGCGGGCTGCGAGCCGTAGGCGACCGCCTTTGAGACGTCATAGATCACGGCCAGCGCATCCTCGTTGCGGTTGGCGGCTTCAGCCATCTCGGAGTCGCCGCCGAACTGCGCCGCCGTGTAAGTCTGCGCCACGGTTGTCACGGCGCGGTGCGCCTGCGTGTTGACGACATACGAAGGCTGCAGCGCGCAGTTGGTCGGGCGGCTGGTGAGCGTGGCTGGAGTGGCGGTTGAATTGCCGAGATAGAATTCGTGCGAGATGGCGCGGTCGCCGGGCAGCTGCTGATTTGTCGCAGCCGGAAAGATGCCGAAGTGAAAACCGCCCGCATCGCCCGCGATGCTCTTCGGGTACTTCTCGGCAAACTCCGGCACCGAAATCTGGAACGAACCCGCCGAGAGCGTCACGGTTGTGGTTCCGGCGTTGACGCGGCTGACGGCTGTAGCGTTGTCCGACACCGCATCGCTGCCCGACGCGGCGCTGGCCGTTGGCACGTCCATGCGCAGTTCATCAAAGGGCGCATCGGTGGCAGTGACACTGGTGTCGGCGGAGTAGTTGTTCAGGCGCACCTGCGCGCGCAGCCACGACATTCCGTTGTAGATGTGCCAGCGCACGGTGACTTCAACCAGCGGATTGACGTTGCTGGTGAAGTGGCCGACCTGCCTGATGACCACGTAATTATCGGTTTGCCGTTCAACGCTGCAGCTGGCGGGCTGGAAGGGCGCAGTCACCGGGCCGGTGCCGCCGCCCTGCACTTCAAGCTGCGTGTTCTCGATCACGCGCACGCCGAGATTGCGATTGAGCGTGAGCGTGTTGCCGTTGATGGCGTTGATTGTGTAAGCGCCGCTGGCGTTGAAGTCGTCGAGCAGCGACTTGTCCTCGACCAGTTCGCCGGCGCTGTGCGAATTGGCAGGCGCGCTGACGTAGTACCACTCTGAGGTGCCTGAGCCGGGATAGACGAAATCCGCCGTCAGCGATTCCTGATTTGCGCCGCCGCGATTGATCCAGAAGGTGCGCTTGGGCGTCAGCGAGTTGGAGTAGAAACCGTAATCGCCGCTCGCCACGACCGCGCCGCCCTGAATGTAGAGCAGCGGGCCGTCCCATTTGAGCCTGATCTGCGTGCCGACCGACAGGCCGGTGGTCGAAGTGACGGTGATCGTGTTGGTGCCGACGTCAGCAACGCCGGTGGTCCTGATGGCGCTGGCCGACGCCACCGCGTTCAGGCGCGGCTTTGATCCGGCAGCCAGCTGCTCGCTGCCGCTGATCTGAAAAGAGGTGAGCAGATCGGTGGACGTCTTGCTGATCCGCACATCAATCGCGCCGTTCTGGACGCGGTAGTCGCCTGGATTGCTGGTGACGGTGATCGGCGCGGGCGTGAAGCTGGCGTTGCTGTCGTCAATGGTGTAGTTACCGGCGACGCCGGTTGAAGGCTTGAACGACACGAGCGCGATCATTATCGGCCTGGCGGTGTCGGTTTTGAGCCCGCCCCAGCGGGCGAGGATTTCAAACGCGCCGCTGCCCGCAATGACCGTGCCGGACGGGTTTCTGACGCGCAGCGCGGCGGTTGAGAGCAGGTTTTCGGACTGCGCAAACGGCACGCCAATGGTGACGGGCAGCGCAGCATTCTGAACGTTGACGGTAACGGGATTCATCAGGATTCAGTGAAAGCGGGCGGTGCGCTTACAGGCGCGAATAAACAACGCCGTGGCGCGTGAAGGTGGCGCGCAGGAATTCGCCGCGATTCGGGCGGCGCGCCGTGTGCGAGACGTGCAGCCACGTCCCTTCGTGAATCGCCTGATCCACCGGCAGGCGCGCGCGCGCCACCAGTTCGATCAGCTGCTCAACGGTCAGGCCGGGCGCAACCAGATCAGCCGCCTCGCCGCGACAGTGCTGCGAAGTCACCGCGCCGCCGATGCGCCGGTTGAGTTCCGGCGAGCGGTACCCGCTGGTGATGTGCAGCGGGCGGCGGGCGAGCAGGCGCAGCGGTTCCAGCACGCCGGCGCAGAGCGCCCGGAGGTTTTCGATCTCAGCCGGGCCGGGCAGATTGGTGATGCCGTGCCGCACAGCCGTCTGCGAGAAGATCATTTCCTCAAGCGTGAAATGTTCGCTGAGATTCATGCGGAACCCGATTCAGAATTGATGGATTGAAACCTGGACGTCCCAGGTCAGCACCTGCGCGTAGGTGAACTCAACGTCGCTGTCAAACCAGAAGAAGCCCTTCACTTCGGTCTGCCCGTCGTCGTACCAGAACGGGCGGCGCAGATGCGTGGCGTCGTAGAAGTCCATGAATTCGCGGAAGTCGAAGTCCTCAAGCCGCATCTGGAGCTTCCAGGTAGCGCGCATCTGTCCGCGCCGCCGCGCCTGCCGACTGCGATCCATCGCCAGCGAAACCTTGCCGGGCACGACCAGCGTGCCGCCCTGCCCGAACTGCCCGCTCCAGCGGAATTCCTCGCAGATGAAGACCGTCGAGAGCAGGGTTTCGCCGTTTGAGGTGCAGGACACCAGCGCCACGCCGGGCGTCTCGGGTGCCGTGTAAAGACCGTTCGGGCTGATCGTGCCGTTGTCGGCGTCCCACACCACCGGCGCGGGCGCAGTCGTGGCGAACTGCACCTGCGTGCTTGTCAGAACCGGGATGCGCTGCGGCGACAGGACAGGCATTGAAGTTGGCGTTTGTCAGTGAAGCTGACTGTTCGTTCAGTCTTATTGCGTGCGGGCAACATCGTATTTACCAGAATCAATAACGTTTGTGAAGTCAAAAAAAGGCGGGCGTTGAGCGTTAGGAAAGGCTGAAGGCGAGCGCCGCTGCCAGCGCGCTGGCGCGCGGTCAGTGACGGGTGAACGGTGGCGCATCCGGGCGGGCGCGCCGTCAGGCAATGTCGGACGTGAGCAGATCCCAGCGCAGCGCGTCTTCCGGGTCGGAGTAGTAATCCGAAGCCACGGCCTGCGGCTGTTCGGGCGGCTGCAGGCTGGCCTTGTAAACGGCCATTGACTGCGCCACGGCGGCGTCAATCAGGCTGGCGCTGCTGAGCGTGCCTTTAACGAGGCGAATCTTCTGTCCCTCGATCTCCTGGGCGCGCGCCGCGCGCAGGTGCGAGAGCAGATCATCGTCGCGGTAGTTCTCGATGTTGCGCTGGCGGTACTGCAGCGAGAGGAACGTGTCCGACCTGATGCGTTCCTGCCCCTGATTGAACTCAAAGACCGGCAGCCCTTCCTGACGCAGCTTGAGCATCACCTGATGCAGCTGGAAGGGATCGTACCAGAGTTCGCGCAACAGCCCGTTGCGCCAGAGTTCGCGCACCGTGTCGGCGAGCGTGGCTTCGAGATCAATGTCCTCGCCCTGCGGATTCCAGACGCGCACGTAGCCGGTCTGGTACAGATCGCCGGTTGCGCCCGTCACGCGGCGCGCGCCGACCAGCGCCGTTGTGTCGTGACGCTGCGAGGCGTCGGCGGCGAAGACCATCGGCACGGCGAGCGGGCCGGACAGCCGCAGGCTGTCGCGCAGGAGTTCCTCGTCGAGGAAGTTGCCCACCGACTGCACAAACCAGTTTTCGTGCAGGCGACGGAAGGCGTTGCTGGTCAGTTCAAGGCGTTGCGCGGCGTAATACTCGCGGCCCGCCTCGCCCTGCTGCCAGGGCATCAGCCGGTCGTGCGACCAGTAAACAAAGAGCCGCGCGGCGGGCAGTTCGTAGCAGGGCAGGTCGGAGAGTTCCGGCACGCGGCGCACGCCGTCGCACAGAGCGCGCTCATCGAAGTCCGTGAAGATCTGCTGATGCAACCGGCGCAGCGGCGTGTCCTCGTCCACGAATCCGGCGTAGGTTTCGACCCAGCGCAGCGAGATGCGGCGCGTCGGCACCGGCACCAGTTCATCCCACAGCCGCTGATCGGCTTCGTGCTTCATCGCCCAGGCCTCCGACCAGAGCGTGAGGCCGTAGTTGCCGCCCGCTTCGGCGCGGTAGTTGTTGGGCAGAGCGCGCACCACGGTGCCGCTCGGCAGCCGCACCATCGGGCGTGCGGTCTGCGCGCGGGGGAAGCGGCCCGCCAGCCGGTAGAGCGTCGGAGCCATCTGCCCGAAGATGCGGCTCGACGACTGATGTTCGGTATTGGCCACGCAGTAGATCACATTGGGCGGGTCAATCACGGCGGCAAAGTAGGCGCCCACCGCCGAGGCGACCATCGTCTTGCCGGACTTCTTGGGTTCGCTCCAGACCACCGTGTCATAGCGCAGGCGTCCGTCGGCGCGCGGCGCGAGCACGTGGTCAATGATGCGCCGCTGGCGCGCGGTCAGGCGCAGGCGGGCGGCGCGCTGGAAATCGAAGTTCTCAAGGTTGACGGTCGTGTAATCGTAGACGTTCTGCTCGATCCACTGCGAGGGCAGCGGCGCGACGGCGGGCGCAAACGGAATGCGTCCGGCGCAGAGGTCGTCGTCGAATTTCAGCTTGAAGGCCTGCACGCGCCGCCGCAGGTCGGCGTCGGGCGCGGCGTCTGGTTGTGATTCAGTGAAGGTCACAGGAGTTTCGCGCGGCTGTTAATCGCAATAATCATCGTCGTCATCGCCCTCGCATTCCTCGCAGCCGAAGCACGGAGTTTCGCCGTGATTGTGACAGACGCACAGATCGCCTCCGCACCAGCAGTAGAGGACGCCCGTGCCGCCGCAGTCGTCGTCAAGGTCGACAGTCGAGCGCCAGCCGTTTTGCGCGCCGCAATGGCACCACCCGACATAGCCGCCTTCTCTGAACTCAAAGTCGAAGGAATTGATCGCGCTGATGTCGTCCATAGCTGTTCTCCTGTTATTCGGGCATTTCGAGCAGGGCGGTTTCAGCCGGGCAGGCATCGCGGGCCAGCTGCGCGGCTTCCTCGGCGCTGATGTTGAGCTGCTGGCGCAGGCGCTCGGCAAACTGTTTCAGGTAAGCCTCGGCCTGCTGGCGCGTTTCAATGCCTCTGAAGCCGACCTGCGCGTTCAGATCAATCTGCGCGTGCTGTGTCGGGCGCTCAACGGCCAGGTTGCCGACCTCAGCCACGGCGCGCGCCAGATGCGCCAGCGAATTGGCGTTGAAGCGCACGGGCTTGATCGTGACCTGCACCAGCTGATCGGGCGCTTCCGGATCGGGCGCAACGCGGGTGATTTCGCGCATGGGCATCTGCGCCATTTCGCGGTACTTCTGAATGAGCAGGTTGCGCGTTTCCCAGAGTTCCTCGCGCTGCTGGCGTTCGCGCTCGGCCCACCTGCGCTGTTCCTCGCGGATGGCTTTTTCGGCTTCCTGCTGCCGGAGTTCGGCCAGCCACGAGTCGTAGGCGGCAGTGCGAGCCACCCAGTCGTGGCGGGCGCACCAGCGCCGGATCAGCTGCCAACTTTTTGCCACCTTTCTGGCGACTGCTTCCGTGCTGCGTTCAGGGCCGAGTTCGCGGTACTCGACAAAGGCAGCCCAGGCGGGCGCGGATTCATCCGGGAGGCGTTCCCAGGGCTGCGCGGGCGTTGATTGTTTACGGCGTTCTTTCATCATCGGTCAAACAGTTCATTCAGCCGAACCACTGGCGATGAAGTTCAAGGGCGATCTGCCAGAACTCCTGATGCAGTTCGGTGTGCAGCGGCAGCAGACAGAAGTAATGCGCCAGCGTAATGCGCCAGACGTCCGGCTGCGGATTGAGTTCAGCAATCAGGCGTTCAACGGTGCGCCGGGCTGGCGCGCGTCCGAGCAGGACGGCATCGTAGCCAGTGAGCGACTGCAGGAGCTTGGCGCGATCATAGTTCGGGTCGCCGCAGAGCGTCAGCTGCGCGCCGACGCGCCCGCGCGGATCAATGAAGCGCGGGCCGAACAGAATGTTGCCGAACACCGGGTCGCCGTGCATCCGGCGCGGCTCAAAGGCGTAACCTTCAAAGAAGGCGCGCAGGTCTTCAAGGACGCGGGCGCTCTGTGGCAGGGCGGCGTAGAGCGCCGGAGCCTGCGCGTAGCGGGCTTCGAGCCTTTCCAGATAGAGGCTGGCGGTGTCAGCGCCCGCGTCCGGCTGGCGATGCAGCACGGCGAGCGCATCGAGCGCGGCGCGCAGGTCAGCGGGCGCGAGTTCATTGCTGACGAGGGCCTGCGCGTAAGTGGGGCCGGGCAGGCGCTGCATTTCGATGGCCGCGTCCGAGGCGTCGTGAATGAGGGGCAGAAACGGCCTGAAGTCCTCCGGGCAGTTCTCATAGAAGAACCGTTCGCCGCGCAGGTCGCCGGTCTTGCGCAGCCCGCGCGCGGTTTGGGTGATCTGATTGAAGTGCCTGGGCGCGAGGCCGGTGCTGGCGTAAAAGCCGGTTTCGCGCTCCGGGTCGAGTTCGGCATTGACGGCTTTGTCATCAACGTAGAAATCGGCGTAAGGCTTGCCGAAGACGAGTTCGTGGTAAGGCACGCCGAAATCGCGCAGCTGCTGGCGCGTCAGTTCGCCAATCTCGTCAACGACGGCCTGCACATTGCCGCGATGCGTGAGCATGCGGCGGGCTGTATGAATGATGATCCGGTGTCCGGCGGCGTGCAGGGCGCGCAGCCAGGCGATGTTGCGTTCCAGCGGGCGGCAGGTGCTGTAATCGCCGGGCGTGGCGGGCGGGCCGCAGAGCGTGCCATCGAGGTCAAAGCAGAATGTATGAGGCCGGGCGGGCCGGGCGGCGGCATTCAGGGCCAGCTGCTGCGGAGTTCCGTTGTTGATCCAGCCGGTAGCGGGCCAGGCGTGAAAGGTAGCGCCTGCAGCGAGCATCCGGGCAATGACGTGCGAGAGGTAGCGTTCGCCGGGCGCGGTGGTCGCGCGGGCGGCGGCAAGGAATTCGCCCGCGCGCTCAAACTTGTAGACGCCGCAACAGGCCCGCTCCGAGATGCGCTGTTTTTCGCGGATCTCAAGCAGACGCCCGGCCTGATCGGCGCGCAGGTAGCTGTACTGCGCCAGCGGTCCTTCGTCGGGAGTCCACCAGAGGCCGTTGCCGGGCGGGAGCGGCCAGCCGAGCGGCAGCTGAATATCGGCGTCGTGGCAGACGAGCGGCAGTTCCGGGTCAAGACGGCTGGCGCAGGCCAGCAGCGTGTCAACGACGCTCCCGGTGGGCGGCACAAAGACCGGTTCAAAGCGCCATTGCGCGGCCAGCCGGTCAACGAGCGGCGTGTTGCGGTACTTGTCGCCGAGCGCCACCAGGACGCGCACCTCGGGCGGGCAGGCGGCAGCCGCCAGCGCGCGTTCAAGCAGCGTCAGGCCATTGATCCGGATAAAGGGCTTGTCGTCGCGCCAACCGGCGCGCCTGAAACGTTCGCCCTTACCAGCAGCCGGGAAAACCATTTGCAGCATCGTGCAGCCTTTGCAGCGCCATCCAGTCGGTATCGCGGCTGGCGCGGGCATTCAGACGAAGTTCGGTGTAAGCGTTGAGCGTGCGATTCAGGCGCGCCGCGCGCGCCACCAGATGCGGGTAACGGCGCAGCAGGTATTCGTTGCTGGCCAGTTCGGCGGCGCGGCGGGCTTCCGCGGAATACTCCTGAAGCCCGCCCGGCGCGCTGAAGCTGCGCGTTTCAACGCCCACGTAGTTCAGGCGCGCCACCGCGCCATAGCGAATGAAGTAAAGCAGCGTGCGTTCATAGTCGTGTTTGAAGTTGAGCGTGACTTCGAGGCGCGGGTCGCCGGTTCCGACAAAGCCGTAGCAGTACCCGACACAGAAGCGCAGTTCGGCGCTGGCGCGCTCCTTCATAAAGAGTCCGTTGTTGGTGGGCGTGACGCCCCAGAGCGCCGTCCCGTAGCGCTCGCAGGCGGCAAAGCCGTCCGCCACGAGCGCGTCAAGGTCGTGCGTGAGCGGCGCGCGGTTGTCGCGCTTGCGGAGCAGTCCGGTCAGATCGTCCTCGATGACCAGCACGCGTTCGCCGGGCCGGGCCGTGCGGTGCAGGTAGTTCAGTTTGTCGCGCAGACAGTCAAAGGCCGGCACCGTCGGCACGCAGCAGTCCGGGTAGGCCGCGCGATAAGCCTCGGCGTCGGCTTCGTCGCTGACCAGCAGGGTCACGCGCGCATCGGGCACGCCGCAGGCGCGCAGCCATTTCAGGGTGCGCGCGCCCAGCGTGGCGGCGCGGCGGTGTGTCGGAATGACAATCCGGTAATTCATTGCAGTTCAATCAGCCGCAGCAGGCGCTCAAGCAGGGCGTCGGCGTGCGCGGCGGTGAAATTGGGCAGCACTTCGGCGCAGCTCAGACGGGCCAGATTGCGGTATTTGGTTTCCCGCCCTCGCAGAAAGGTTTCAGCCTGCCGCGCACCGCGTGTCTGGCAGCGGCGGTCGCGCACCGCGCGCGGCACATCGAGCAGCAGCAGGCGCACATCGTCAAACCAGGCGGCGGCGGCGGCAAGGAACGGCTCATTGCAGAAGCGGTCGCCTTCAAACAGGCAGCAGAGATCGGCGCTGGCGGCGGCGTGGCGCGCCAGGAACCGTTTGGCTTCCGGGTGGACGCACAGATGCAGGCGGTCGGTGCCGGGCGTGGCATCGCCGGGCGCGTAGCTGCCCAGCACGATCAGCGGCAGGCGCAGGTGTTGCAGGTACTGGATCGTGCCTTCCTGCTGCATGACAAAGCGGTGGCGGTCGAGCGCCGCCAGCGCGCACTGTACCAGGTGGCTTTTTCCGGCTCCGGGCGGGCCGCCAATACCGATCAGTCTTTTCACGGCTCATCCTCCAGCGCCCGGAGCAGCGCGGCTGCAGCCAGCGGACTCAGCGTGACGCCGTACATGCCGAGCGCGGGCAGCATCAGGTGTCCGTTGTGGCGCGCGACGGTGACCTGGGGTTCGCCCCTGACGGCCAGCGGGCGCCAGCCGTAGCGCACCGGGCCGGTGGCCGCAACGCGCACGCCGTAACTGCCCAGCCGTTCGAGCGTGCGGGCGATGAGTTGTTCGGGGTGCTGCGGCTGGCGCGGCTCGGTCTGGCGCACGTAGGACGTGCCGATCAGGTATCCGGCGCGACCGTGCGGCACCACCCAGGCGCTCATAAAGCGGTGCGGGCGCACATGCAGCGCTGGGGGCAGCGGGAGGCTGGCGGCTTCAAGTCCGGCAGGCAGGCAGAGTTCGGCGCAGGCGGCGCTCCAGCCCCACAGGAAGCAGCGGGCGCGGGCAAAGCCGTGCGCGGTGACGGGCCGGGCGTCGGCGGGCGGGCCGGTGCGCCGCAGGTGCGCGTAGCGGGCGCGGACGCTGCCGACAAAGCCGGGCACATCCAGAAAGAGATCGTCATCGCCAGCGCGCCAGAACCTGCCTGCACAGGCGGCGGCGTGGCGCGCCTGGGCGCGGGCGGCGGCGGGCGCGCGGCTCAGCAGCAGCCAGCGGGCGGCGCGCCGCAGGAACGGCGCGTAAGCGGGCGCATCGGGGGCAAGGCCGGTCTGGCGGGCCTCCCACGCGGCGCGGGCGGCTTCCAGCTGCGGCGAGTCCGCGTCGGTGACAATCTGCCCGCTGCTTGCAGGCCAGGCGCTGACCGCGTCCGCATCGTCCCAGGTGAAGGCGCGCCCGGCAGCATCGAGCGCCAGCGCCGCTGCGCAGCCGAGCATCCCCATGCCGGACAGGTGAACCGGCTTCATGCGAGCACCTCCAGCATCCGGGCGCGGAAGGCGCCAGCGCCCATCACGGGCCGGGCGCGCAGCGCGGCCACGATTTCAGCGCGATCCCTGCCAACCGGATAAAAGCCGTGCCGGTGCGCCTTGTACTTGCAGAGCATGGTTTCAATCTCCTGCAGGCCGCAGGGCCGGTCGGCGTGCGGCGGGGCAGCCACGCCGTCAAACTCCGCCACGATCAGCCGCGCCAGCGCGTCAACGCCCGCCGTCAGGCCGCGTTCTTCAGCCACCAGCAGCGCAGCGCGGCGCGGTTCGCGGTAAAAGGCCAGGGCGCAATCGTCAAACGAGATGCGGTCGCCGCGCACGCGCTCAAGCAGGTCGCCCAGCTTGAAGGCCATCCAGTCGCCGGTCTGCGGCCAGGCGAGCGCCCGCGCGCGGAAAGCGCCAAAGGTCGGCGCAAGCAGCGCATCGAGCGCGGCTTCGGGCGTGGCAAAACGGGCGCGCACCCATTCAATGGCCGCCAGTCCGCGCGGGCCGCGAAAATGGCGGCGCTCGGTGCCGCGCGGCGCATTGGCTTCGTAGGCCAGCCGGGCGGCGCGCCAGAAGTCCGGCTGCTCGGCAATGTCGGCGGCCACGCCCGCGTGATAAAACCACGAGTAGGCGAGCACCAGCGCCGAACGCTCGGCGCGCGTGAACCCGGCGCAGCCGAAGGCTTCATAGACCGGATCCAGGTCGCGCGCAGCCAGCAGCGCCCGGCCAAAGGCGGTCACGTCGCGGTGCTGCAGGTATGTGCGCGTTAGTTTCATCGCAGGGTGCGCAGGCCGGAGCGGGCGCGGGACAGTTCGGCTTCGGCGCTGCCGCAGTCGCGCATGCGCGAGCGGTAGTAAAACACCAGGCTCAGGCGCTCGTAATTGCCGCGCCCGCGCAGCGGCGTGTTGCCGTGCCAGGCGTGAACATCGCCGAGCAGCAGATCGCCCGTGCGCAGATCGGCAGCCACGCCGTACTGCGGAAAACAGAAGTAACAGCCGTCGTAATCGCCCACGCTCAGGGCGCTCAGCACGCCGAAGCCTTCCGGCAGGTCGCCGGCATCCTTGTGAACGGCGGTCTGCCAGTTGCGATTGACCGTGACGGTGGTAAAGACGGTACCCGGAATCAGGAAATCCGGGTGCGTCTGATCGCAGATGGCGCGTTGCGCCGCCCAGCGTTCCGGCAGTTCGCGCTGGAAGACCCGGCTGACGCTCTGAATAAACGGCAGCGCGGCGGCGAACCTTGAAGCGTGGTTGATGTTGAAGGCCGTCTGGCGGCAGTAGGGGATGCGCACATTGCGGTCAAAGAACCCGATCACGCCGCTCCTGACCTTTTTTGCGAAGTTGGTGTTCGAGACGGTGCCATCGCGCTTGAGCGGGCGGTAGCGCGTGCCGGTGACAATGGCAGCCGGGCGCTCGGTCGCGCCGGGATCGTCAATGGCTCCGGCAGCCACGCCGCGATTGTCCGTCGTCACGGCGGCGGCGCGCAGCGCGCGCCAGGCCGTGCGGCATTCGTCAAACCCGAAGACGCGCTTGCGGAAGCGCAGCAGCAGTGTGCCGTCAGGCCGCCAGACGTCGGCGTCTTCGCGCAGCACGAGCGGCGCGGCGCTGGCGGGCAGCAGTCGTCCGGCCAGCGCCGCCGTCTCTTCATCGGTCAGCACCGGTTTCAAGTTGAGCGTGAGCATTGCGAATCAAAGCGAAGACGAGTTCCGAGAGGTCGCGCACGGGCGCGCCCGCATCATCGAGCACCGCACCGGCGTCAATCAGATCCGCAGCGCGACTGAGCAGAACGGGCTGCGTTTCGGCGGTGTAGAACAACTGCACCATCCGCACCTGCGATGGCGGCGCGCTGACCAGATCCAGCGACACTGCCGGCGCGGCGGCGGCGGGCGCGGCGGCGGGCGGGTCAAGACGCATCATCAGGCTGTTGATGAAATCCGGCGTGTAGCCGGTGGCTTCCAGTCCGCCTTCCTGCTCGCATTCGCGCAGGATCTCAAGCAGCAGCTGCTCGTCGAAACCGCCCAGTTCATTGGTGCGGTTCAGGGCCAGCGCGGCGCGGGCTTCGCGGGCTGCGTCAAGGCTGATGCCCGCCACGGTGGGCGCTTCCCAGCCGTTGCGGCCCGCCACAATGCCGCGCGGCGGCGGCAGTCCGCGCCGCTCCATCTCCTGCAGCGCCTCCAGGCGGCCATTGCCGTCAAGGTCGTGTCCGGTGCGCTTGTTGATGCCGATAGGGTCAAGAAAGCCGAACTCGCTGATTGAAGCGATGATCGCTTCGAGGTCGTGCTGTTTGGCGTTGCGCGGGAGCGGGCGGATTCGGCGCAGCGGCAGGTATTCGATACTGAGCCGGGCTGGTTCGGCGGCGCGGGCGGTTTTCATTTTTTCAGTCATGGGAGTCTCCGGTTGTGTTTTCAACGCATTCTGAGGGCCAGCGTAACCACCGGGACGACAGCTTCCAGCAGGATGGCCGCGACCGGATGATCCAGAAAGCGGCGCACGCGGCCAGGGCGAGCCGCCTTGTCGGCCTTCTCAAACAGCTGCCGCCAGAGCGCCGTTTCGCGTTCGCGGGCGGCCAGCTGGCTGGCGTACAGCTGGCGCTCGCGCGCGTCGAGTTCAGCGGCGCGGCGGCGCTCGGCCAGCTGCGCCTCAAGCAGCGCCACCTTTTCCGCCAGCAGGCGCTTGTCCTCAAGCGCGTTGTCGAGTTCGCGCATCCGGGCGGCGGGCAGCGCGCGGTACTCCTGTCCGCCAGCGAGCACAATGAGCGTGCCGTCCGGCAGGCGTTCAGTGATGCGCGCGCCCTCGCTCGAAGGATCCGGTTCAGCGCGGGCGTTCTGCGCCGAACAGGTCACCACGCAGCACATCAGCATCGCTGCGACCGGCAGTGTGATCCTGCCCCAGGCGCGCGGCAATCTGCGCCGTGGCGCGTTCGAGTGAGGCGATTCTTTCACGGGCTTCGTCGCGTTCATGCGTGAGGTGTTCGGCCTGGGCGGCAAGCGCCGCAACCTGCGCCTGCTGAAAGCTGATTTCGCGCAGCAGCTGATCGCGCTCGCGCTCGTACTCTTCCAGCTGAATCCGCAGCTGCGGGTCGGCGGCTTCAGCCAGAAACAAAAACAATCGTCCGAGCAGGTGACGCATCAGGGCTGCTCCGGCTGTGCGGGATTCTTCGATCTGTCGCGGGCCAGATAACCGATGACTGCCACGCCGAGTGCCAGAATCAGTTCTTTGGCGCTCGTCGGCAGGACGATGCCGAAGTGCGCCAGCAGCCACGCCACGAACGTGATAACGCCGCTCATCGTGGTCTTTGGATCGTTCATTGATTTTCTCCCTGGTCTGATCGGGCCGAAGAAAAGCCGGGCTGCACGGATCTGCGGGTGCAGCCCGGAAGGGAACGTCTCATGCCAATACCGCGTTCACCCTACCACAAATCATTTACCAGAATCAATAATACGTTGTGCATGAGCAACACTGCGGGCGCGCTTCAGTCGCGCCGCGTGCGCTGGCGGCAGTACTCGGCCACCGCCGCCAGCAGGTCGGTCTGATCGCGGCGGTCAGCATCAACCAGGCGCACGCCGAAGGTGGCGCGCCAGCCCAGGCTGGCCGGTTTGTGAACGGCGCGTTCAGGGTCGTTCGGATCCACGCGCACGCCATCGCCGCAGGCCGGGCACTGCCCGATGTAATGCGGGTGCGTGGCGCTGAAAGGCGCGGGATTACTGTTTTCGTGAGCCATCGGTGATCGCGTAGCCTCCGTGTCGCGGTTTGGTGATTGAGAGCGCCGAACCGACCTGGCGCAGCCGGGCGCGCAGATAGGAAACGTAGACGGCGACGAGATTGCTCTGGCGTTCGCGCTTCCAGACGGCGAGCAGAATCTGCAGCTCCGTCAGTTCCTGACCGCGCTGTTCCATCAGCAGGCGCAGCAGGCGACTCTCATAGCGGGTCAGCTGACACTGCCCGGCCCGGCCAAAAAGCACGCCGTCCTCAAGATCGAGCGTTACGTCGCCGCAGACCAGAAAGCGGCTGCGCGCGCGCTGATTGAGCCGTTCGATCTTCAGCAGCAGATCGGGCGGCAGCAGAAAGCGCAGGCGCTCGAATTCGCTCTCCGTGAGCGCGCCGGACGGTTCGACCGGCTCGGGCGTCACGACTACCTGCGCGCTGGCGGCGCTGGCGCTCTGAGCGGGCAGCGGCTGGTCGAACGGTGAAGAAAAATGATTGTGCATACACACCTCACTGGTTGAAGGGTTTGATGATTGCGGCTGGCGCAGCAGGGCCGGGCGGCTGCCGGATCACCCGAATGCTCATCACGCAGAGATGGTCCGGCAGATCGAACCTGCCGCCAGGCAGCAGCGAAGTCACTACCGCGTCCACACGGTTGCCGGTGTAACGCCCGCACTCCGGCTCGTATTCGCACAGCCGCAGCACGTCGCCGACGCGAAACTGCCGGTCATTACGGCGCAGTTCAAAGGTCTTGCTGCCGCTTGCGACCTCGGCAAAGTATTCCGGCAGGATCTTCAGTTCGTGAATCATAGTGAAACCTCCCGACGCGTGCGGGCGGGGAACTCGCGCACGCGCAGATCGGCGGGCCATTCGGCGGGGTCGCCGCCCTGCGGATCGTTCAGCCGCAGGGCCACGTACCCGGCTGGAATCCGGTAGTGATGGCGCGCGGCGAGGAGCGGTTGCGGGCGCAGGCGCTCCCAGTCGGCTGCGGGCAGCACCGGCACCGCGCCCAGCTGCTTGACGAAGACCGCCACGCCCGCCGCGCGGCACTGCCTGATGAGAGCGCGCGCGTGATCGAGATGGAACGGGCGCGCGGCAGGCCCGCTTTCGCCGCCAATGATGATCCAGTCAATTTCCGGCACCGGCGCGAGCCACGCCGTCAGATCGAGCGGCCCGAGCAGCGGTTCGCAGGAGAGAAAGCGCACGCGCGCCGACGTTTCGCGCAGCGCCGTGAGGCGCTCGCGGGCGCGCTCCTGATCCTCGACCGTTGCGCCCAGCCAGACGTGCGGAAAGAGGTCGCTGAATCGCTCGACCATCAGGATGTGCGGCTCGGCCATGTCGTCGTACTCAGGCGCGAGCGCCTGCCAGATCAGATCCTCAATCCGGTCGGCCCGCTTGGTCAGCAGCAGCCAGTCCAGCAGCGGCGTCTCGCTGATGAGCCGGAACAGCTCGCGCCGCCAGCGGCGCAGTTCAGGTTTATCCTCAAACACATCGGCCAGCGAAGCGCAGAAGACGCGCCTGCGCTCGCCCGCCGCCTGCGCCTGCCGGTTCCAGCGGCGCGGCAGCCGCCAGTTTGCGGCTGAAGTCAGGCGGCGCGGCTGATCGCCGCCCCACTGCCCGAAGGTTTGCGGCGCGCGGCGCGCGAGCGCCTCGGCGTAGCAGTTGCGACAGGCCGGGCTGACTTTCTCGCAGCCCGTCCACGGATTGAAGGTGTGGTCAGTCCATTCGATCTTTGATTGTTCGCCCATCCGCGATGTTCCTTTCCCCGGTCAGCTGATACCAGTCCATTCGTTCGTGCCTGCGCGCCTGCAGGACGATGACTTACAGTTCGGCGTTGTCGGGATTCATGCAGTCTCCGCAGGCTGGCAGTCGTCAGTCAGCCATTCAAGGCAGGCCGCGCGGGCGCGGGCCAGCGCGTCGAGCAGCGAATGCGCGCTGCCCCCTGCGCGCGCAGGTGTCGGCGGCAAGCTCCCACGTCCAGTGATTCCAAGCCGTCTGCACGTAGCGCAGCGTGGCGGCGCGCGTGCCGTCCGGCAGCGACACCTGATGCGTGAGCGCAGGCAGCGCGGCGTTGAAATCCACGGTCAGGCTGCCGCAGATGAGTTCGCTTTCCATTCGCTCATTCCTCCATTCAGTCGGAACTGTCATCATCTTCGTTTGCCTTCCGGCGAAGGTCGTAATCAGCCGCATCAAGACGGATCTCAATTTCCTCTCTGACGGCTTCCAGAATCTTTATGTATTCAAACAGCGACAGCGTTTCACAACGCCGGTCGGTCAGCTTCAGAATTTCATCAACGATCTGATCCACACAACCTGCGGCACGTCGCCTATGATCCTGCAATGAAACTTGTAGTTCTTCTGAGTGTATTCGGGTCTGAGTCTTTTTCTCGGCATTGGCAATGCTCCTGTCTGAAAGAATCCGGGCGCGGGAGCCAGCGGACTCAGTGTTTGTGGTGGCATCCGGCTGCGCGCAGATCGAGCAGTTCGGCGACCACCTGATCGTACTGCGCGGCCAGCGCGAAGTAGCGTTTGGCAAAAGCGTTCTCAAGCTGCGCCGGGCTGGCGCGCCGGTTCCAGTCGGCGGCAGCGCCGTCGCGGCTGTTGGCGTGACGCGACGACGCCGAACAGACGCCGCACAGCACCGTCCACAGTCTGGCGCTCGGCCTGATGAGCGAGACGGTTGTGGAACCGCAGAACGGGCAGGGCAGAAGATTCTCGTGAGCGTTCATGGTTGTTCTCCGTAACTTGCGCCGCCTCGCGCGAGGCGCGCGCGCAGCCTGAGCAGTTCCTCGACGGCGCGGGCGTGCCGCTGCGCCAGCGTGTGATACTGCGCGGCGAAGGATTCTTCGGCGGCCATGGAACCGGCGCGCCGGTTCCACGCCTCAACGGCCAGCTGCTCGGTCACGGCTGGCCGGACGGCGGCATCGCAGGTGCCGCACCAGACCTGCCATTGCGCGGGCTGCGACGGCACGAGGCGCGCGAGCGCGATCAGCGTCGAGCCGCAGAACGGGCAGGGCAGCAGTCTGAGATCAGTCATGACGTTCCCTCCGGCGATTGAAGTTTCTGGTGGCGAGCAGCACTGCGGCCAGCAGCGCGCCAGCGGCCAGCGGCACACCGGCCAGCAGCATCCACAGTGCGGCGTACAGGTGATTCATTGCGCTTCCCTGCGGTCATAGCAGGTGCCGCAGATGCGCCGCTGCGGGCTGAGCGCAACCACCGTGGCGCGCAGCGGGATGACGGCGCGACACTGCTGACAACGCTCCGGGCGGCGGGCGCGCCAGCTTTTCGGCCAGCGTTCAGCCTCCGGCGCGGCGGCGTCAGGCCCGGCTGCGGCTGTCGCGGCTGAAGGCGCGCGCGGCGGCGCGGCGGGCGGATCACAGGCTTCGGCTTCGGCGCGTTCAAGGTCTTCGAGCGTCAGCTGCGCTTCGCGGCTCTCCGGCTCGAACTGCGCCAGATAAGCCTCCAGCGTCAGCACCCGGACGCCGCGCCGGGCCAGCTGCTGCTGTTCTTCAGGCGTAATCAACTGCACAGGTTCCTCCTTTCAGGCGCGCTGCGCCCGGCAGGCTTCCTCAACCGGGTCGGGCAGCAGCGCCAGCAGCCATTGCCGCGTCAGGCGGCGCTGCACGCAGACCGGCTGCTGCGCGAGCGACACGTTCTGCGCCGCCAGCCAGCGCCCGAGCGCCGTCAGGTCGTAGTCCCAGCGGCGCAGGCAGCACATAATCAGCACCGCGTAGTGCGTGCGCGCCAGCGCTTCGCCCGGTTCAAGGTGTTCGTTGTTGATCCAGACTCCGGCTTGTTCTTCTTCCCGCCCTTTCATGGCGATACCCCGCTGTAGCGTTCCCTGATTTCACGGTTGCGGTTGAGCGCGGCGGCCATTTCCTCGGCGCGCGCGCGATCCAGCCGCGCATCATCGAATGGGAAGATCAGCCGCCCGGCACGCTCAATGGCGTAACCTGATGGCCGCTCGACGACGCGGTAAGGTTCGTCGCGGCGCGCTCTCTGAACGGTGCGCGCCGGGCTGCCGGACGGTATTTCTTCGGTGTCATGCAGCAGGCTGCGGATGAGGCCCCGCAGCAGAGAGAAGCAATCCATGTGAGGAATGTCCTTTCGGTTATGAGCGGCGCGCGCGGCGGCGCGCCGGGAATGGTTGGACCCTGACCGGCACCGGCTGCGCCACGCTCATCACGCCGTAGCAGAGCATGGCTGCATCGCGCGTGTGCTCGTTGCTGGCGCCTGGCCAGCCGGTGCGCAGTTTGAATTGCCGCGCGTCGTTTTTGGCGCGCTGGCGTTTCGGCTGCGGCGCGACCGGCACGACGTTGTACCCGAGACGGCGCAGATCCTCGATGAGCAGCGCGGTCAGCTGTTTGACAGCGCCCACCTTCTGAGCAATGTGCATCTGCACGCGCTGCGCGGCAGCTTCGTCGGACAGACTGGTCGGACGCAGAAAGGCCGGGCGCAGGCGCGTCGGGTCTTCGATCAGCACGTCGCATTCGCCGGGCGCGAAATTCTTCTTCAGGTACTCGCGCGCGCCGAAATAGTCCAGCGTGCCGAGATAAACCAGCCGCCGCTGCGCCCGGTCAAAGACCGCCACGCCCGTGCGACGGCCCGCGTCAATTCCAATCGTGAATCGCTTGCCCATCGGTGCTCCCTGATGTCGCCGTCAAGGCTGCCCTGCCGGCGCGCATTGACGGCGGTAAAGCGGGCGGACGTTCAGGAATCCTGAGCGCGCCCGCGCGCCCGCGCCGGAGCCTCGTCAATCAGCACCTGCGGCTGGCGCGCGACCGTCACGAAGTCCAGATCCTGCGCCCTGAAGTCGGCGGTCTGCGCGGCCAGCCGCTCAAACGCGCCCGTGTCCAGCCTGAGACAGACGCCGTGCGTCCGCGCCCACCGCAGCGCCCGCTGCTGATCGTAAGCGAGCCTGACCTCCTCGATGACGCGGCACCCGGCGACGGGTTCCCGCTGTCCGGTGGCGGCGTAAACGGCGAGCGCCAGCCGCCGCGCCTGCTCTTCCAGCCGCGCAACCAGCGCGCTGTCGGCGGCCACTTCGGCCAGCAGTTCGGCGTGTTCGTCGTCGAAGGCGCGCCGTCGCGCGGCGAGCAGCGCCGCTGATTCAGCCGCCGCCTGCCGCGCCCGGCACAGTTCGTCGAGCAGTTCACTGAGCGCGCGGACGTGTCCGGTTGTTTCGGTCATCTGCGAGCCTCCCGTGTCAGATTGGATTTCGGATCGCCCACCATCCAGGCTGGCGGCTGCGGGATTTCAACTGCCTGCGGTCGCCAGAGATGGAGGCAGTGCGGGTGATTGTTGATCCACCGGCTTTCGGGCGGGTGCAGCTGCATCACGCAGTCCTCGGCGTCCCAGAAGAGCAGTTTGACCAGGCACATTTCATCCCAGGTCGGGCAGCGTGAGGGCGTCGAAACCGAGACGTGTTCCCAGCCGTCATTGTCGGTGGCGATCACGCGCAGCGCGGGCCGCTTTCCGGCGAGCGACGGCGGGATCAGGAATGCGCCGTTGTTGCCGTAGTCCGGGCCGCTGCCGAGCGGCCCGCTTCTGATCCGGTAACGTTCAGGCACATGAAAACTCATCGCGCCGCCTCCGCTGTTTTGCGCGCCGCGCGGGCGGACGCGGTGCGTTCCTTCGTCACCTGCTCGCAGATGGTCTTCAGATCAAAGCCGAACAGGTCGCGGGCTTCGGCTTCAATATCTTCGAGCCGCCCGGCCTGATAGCGATACCGCTCGAAACTGCTCGCCACAATCAGCACGAGCAGAAACGCCTGCAGCTGCGCCACGGTCATGGTTTCCAGCAGATCGCTGAGCATGGTTTCGGCTTCCGCGGCATCGCCCGGTTTGAGGTCGTAACGCGCGGCCAGCGCCTGAAGGTTGCCGCTGAAGAAGTCCTTCAGCGCCAGGCGGCACATTGCGCGCCACCAGTCCTTCTGGATGCCGTTCTCAAGCGCGCGCTGCGCAATGCAACCTACCAGCCGCTGCGCGGCTTCAGCGCGCAGTTCGGACGGGCTGGGCTCCGCAGCGGCGTCGGCGGCGTCATCATCCTGAAAATTCACTGCCGGGTCCGGGCGCGGCGGCAGCAGTTCCTCGACAGCACGGCGCGCCTCGCGCCGTTTGTAGAGAAAGTGCGCCCGGCCCGCCGGGTCAACTGCGGCGTAGAGCGGCAGGCGGTCGCCGATCACCTGCCGCCACGTCCGCTCAATGTCATCCGGGCAGGTTGCGTCGGCGTCAACGAACGCGCACGCGGTCGAAACGCTGCTGCCAGTGTAAGGAAAAATCTGCCGCAACGTCTTTTCATCTTCAATCACCTGCACGCCTTCAGCGCGGGCGCGTTCCAGCGCGCGCCCGGTGGCGCGTCTGACTTTCTCGGCAAAGCAGGCCGGATTGAGGCAGATGTTTTTGGGCTGTTCCTCATCCTCAAAGAGCAGCGGCGCGTTGCCGGACTTGCGCGGGCAGCGCGCGCAGGAACCGGCTTCAGGGTACAGCTGCGCGTCGCGCACATCGAAGGGCGCGCCCTTGAGCTGCGTGCGGTAGCGCGCTTCGATGATGCGGCGGGCGGCTGAGAGCGTGGTCACGTGCGGCATCATCAGATCGCCGAGCGCCTCGTCGCGCAGTTCCGGCGCAACGGTGACGAGCAGTTCAGCCACGCTCAGGTGCAGCGAGCCGTCACGCAGCGCCTGCTGCGCCCGCTCGGGCAGTTCAACCAGCTGGCGGCGACGCCAGACGTAGCCGGTCGAGCGCCCGATGCCGGCAGCGATCTCCCCGGCTTCGCGCCCGAAGCGCGTCATCATTTCAGCGAAAGCCTGCGCCTCGTCGAGCGGATGAACGTCCTCGCGCTGAAGGTTTTCGATGATGCGCATCTGAAAGGCGCGCTCATCGTCGGCGCTCATCACGACGCAGGGCAGCGCCCTGAGCCGGGCAATAGCGGCAGCGCGCCAGCGCCGTTCGCCGCTGATGATTTCAAATCGCTGTTTCTTCTGCGCCGGGCGCACGAGCAGCGGTTCCAGAATGCCGTGCTCGCGGATCGAGGCGGCCAGTTCCTGCAGCCTGCGCTCGTCGCAGCTGCGGCGCGGATTGTCAGCCGACGGCACAATCAGTTTGTGGTCAATCAGCTGAATCTTCATGGGTTTGTTTGCGGCCAGAGTTGTCATGAGCGTTTCCTTTCGCGTTCGGGCGGATATGCGCCGAACATTGATTTGTAAAGTTCGCGGCAGGCGCGGTCGGGCAGGTGGTTCTGCTCGCGCGGATGCCACTGCAGACTGAACTGCGCGAACTGCTGACTGAGCGTTCTGATCCGGTCGCGCAGCCTGATGAGCGAATCGCGATTGCACCGCCAGTCGCCCGTCACCTGCCTGACCACCACCAGGCTGTCCGTCCACACCTCGACGGCCTGCCACTGCTGATCGCTGGCATATTTGAGCGCCATGCCGACGGCGTAGTATTCGGCCACGTTGTTGCTGATCTCCGGGCCGATGTAACCGGCCTGCGTGATGACGGCGCGGTCATCGGGCGGGATGGCGACGAAGGCCCAGATAGCGTGGCCCGGATTGGCCGGCTCGGCCAGCCCGTCGCAACTGATGATGGCTTTGTTCATTGCGCCTCCCGACTGCCCCGCAGAGCGCGCGTGCGAGTCCGCGCGCCCTGCGGGTACGCGCGCGGCTACTGCCCGGCTTCGGCAGGCTGTCCGGCAGGGATCCTGATGCCGACTGCCTGCCCGGCAATGACCTCGACGTCGAGCGTGCCGGTGATTTCCGTCACGCCTTCGCCCAGGTCGGCGTCCGCTTTGACGATGATCTGCGCCGAGCCGAGCGGCCCGGCTGCGGCGGCAGTGGCCGAGAGTCCGTCAGCCGACACCGTGAGCGAGATCAGTTCCGGCGCTGAAACGCTCCAGGCTGGCGCGCCGTCAATGCGCGCCGGGTTGCCGCGCGCGTCCACGGCCTGAATCGGCCCGAGTTCAACGAACTGCGTATCGGTCAGTACAATACCCATTTTGTTTCCTCCCTTGATGCTGAGCCGTGAATGCGGTTCACGGACGGTGATGATGATGTGCGGCCTGCGATGCGATGCAGGCAGCAGTGCGAGTATTTCCAGCAGCAGGCTTTCCAGCAGATACATAACGCTCCTTTCAGAAGGGCATTTTGACGGCAGCCTCATCGTCCGAAGCCGCTGCGGGCGCGGCGGCGGGCGGCGCGGCGTCCGCTGAATCATCGGCTGCTGAACGCGTCTTGTAGTCGGCGTAGACTTCGCGGGCGAACGCGCCCGCCTCCGGCGAATCCGAGTAACAACCGGTCAGCGCGTCGTACCAGAGCTCGCAGCTGCCTTCCTCGCCGATCCACCAGGGCTTGCGCTTGCGCACGTGAATGGTGACGCGGTTGTCGCCGTCGCGCTTGTCGCGGTGCGGCACCAGAAAATTGTCAATCAGCGCGGGCCAGCCGCGACTGTCGGGCAGATCGTCAATGTCGGCCACCGGCAGCGATCCGTCCGACAACCGGCCCAGCACGCGCGGATGCACGACCAGAAAGCAGTGAATCCGGCGCTGCTCGCACAGCGCCTTGAGCTGATTGACCTGCCGGATGACCACGTCCGACCGGCTCTCGCCGCCGCGCGGTGCCGGATGAATCAGCTTCATCCAGTGGTCAACGACGATGGCGTCGAGTTTACTCCGATCATCAAGCCGTTGCACGGCGTCAATAAACCAGTCAAACGTGAACGCCGCCTCGTTGAGCGCGTCGAGCGGGAACAGGCGCGCCGCCATCTCGGTGATGGCGTCTTCGAGTTCGGCCCGACTGCCGCGCTCCGCTGTCCAGCGCGAGAAGCTGCGCGCCTTCCAGGTTTCGGCCAGCCGGAAGAAGTAGCTGGCATAGGGCCGCATCTCCGGCGTGAAGAGGCCGAACTTCCAGCGCTGCTGCGCGGCCAGATTGCAGACCAGCGCCGACAGGAAAGCCGTCTTGCCCATCGTCGAGAAACCGCTGATGACGGTCAGCCCTCCGGGCAGCACCGTGAAGTAACGGTCGAGCGCATCCCATCCGGTCGAGACGCCGCGCTGCAGCCCGCGCTCGTAAATCTCAAGGATGCTGGCGCGGTACTCTTCGAGCGTCGGCAGCGTGAACGGCTCGGCGGCGTCCGGCTGCGCTGCCTGCAGCCCGGTGTGTTCGATCACTTCAGCCAGCGCCCGGCCCGGCTCCTTCTTCGCAAACCATTCGGCCAGCCCGATCAGTTCCTGATCGCTCTTGGGCGGATCGCACTTGCGATTTTCCGCGCGCAGCAGCGCCAGGATGCCTTCGCGGTCAAAGCCGTCGTGCCGCGCCACTGCCGCCACGTTGCGCAGGTAGCGGTGCCGCACGCCGCGCGGAATCTGCGCGGCGGCGCGCAGGCTCTGCATTTCAGCCGCGCTGCCTGCGGCCTGCCGCTGCTGCTGCGCGATCTCAGCCGGAATCCAGGCGGGCAGCGGTTCGGGATCGTCGGCGTGTTTCCAGCGGTAACGCCCGCCGCTCGCGTGCAGCGACGGCGGCGCGACGACATACCCGGTGGCGGCGCGATAGTCCACGCCAGGGCCGATCCCGATGCCCGACTTGCTGTTGCCCTGCGAGAGCTGGCAGTCGCCGCGCAGGTAGTAGACGTGCCAGCCGCCGCTGCCGGTCACGGCCACGCGCCCGCGCCCGCTGCCGCCGTGGCGGGCAATCAGCGCGCGCCAGGTCTCCTGCCCGCGATCCTTCGGGTCAATGTCGGCCACAAAGAGGCCTGACGGCCCGGTGGCGATGCCGATGTTGGCGTTCGGCCACATGCTCCACCACTGCCTGATCTTCTGCTCGTCGGCGGTGGCATCGCTGTGACCGTTGAGCGTCCGCGGATGCTTGCCGGAGTTGTCGCAGGCCGCGCCCTGCCGACAGGAGCAGGCTCCGCGCTCATCCGGCGTGTGCAGCGGAACCACGTGCCAGCCGCGCGCGGCGTATTCGAGCGCGGCATCGAGCATTGACTGTGCGTTCAGTTCTGCCATTGCGAAACCTCCATCACCGGCAGCCCGGCCTGACCGGCTGCCGCGAGAATCTGCGCCAGCTGCGCCTGCGCTTCCGGCGTCTGTGCGGGCACGGACAGCCCGCGCCGCGCGTAGTATTCGCGGCGGTACTGGTAGGCGCGCGGGTACTGCAGCGGATCGAACTCGCCCGCCAGCAGCCGGTTGCACCATTCGACCTCCCACTCGTCGGGAGCCTCGTTGTAGAGCAGGCGGCGGCGCATCAGTTCCTGAATCCGGCAGGTGGCGTTGTAGCGCAGCGCCTGACGTTCGCGGTGCTCAAAAAGCTGCGCGATCTCGGCGGGCGTCAGCCCGTCCGTCGGACGCTCCTGGTATCCGGCCTGAGGCTGCTTGAACTGATTGAGCGGGTGCGCGCGAAAGACTTCGTAACGCTGCGCCAGATCGGCCAGCGTGTGGCGCGCCTGCGGCGTGGCGAGGTAATTGCGAATAGCGATGCGCCAGTCGCGGAAGGTGATCTCCTGATGCGCCCGGATCAGTTCGTGCAGGCGCACGGCGTCGGCTTCGCGGCAGCGCCAGCGCTGCGGCTGATACCGCTGCTGCCAGTAATGCCCGAAGCAGCTGGCGCACCACCTGTGCCAGAGATGCAGTTCACGGTTCGCGCTCAGGCCCGGCTGCAGGCTCGGCAGCGCGGGTTGGGCGGCGCAGGTCCAGCGCGCGCGCGTCAGTTCGCTCTCCGGCGCTGCCTGCTCGTTGCCGGGCGCGCCTGCTGCGCTTTCCGGCGTTGTGCAGCCGCAGCCGGACGGCGCAGAGAGCGAATCTTCAGGCTGCGCGGCGGGCGGCAGCCCGTCCGCGTCTGCTGGCGGGTCGGCATGTTTTGTTTTCACTTCTCTCTTTTGATCCCATGTTTCTGGTATTTCATGTTTTTCACTTTCATGTAATTCACATGTATGTAATTCACATGCATGTAATTTATTTATAGCCGCAAGCGGGTTTTCCGTCTGCGGTTTTTCCGTCTGCGGTTTACCCGCTTGCGGTTTACCCGCTTGCGGTACGCCCGGCTGCGGCTGCACCGCAAACGGGTTTTCCGCTTGCGGTGACACCTCTTTTCGCTTTGTTTTGAATGCTTTGACGGGCGCGCTGGCTGCGTTGCCGCAAGCGGGTTTTCCGTCTGCGGTGCGGCTGCGTGCGGGCTTGCCGCAAGCGGGTTTTCCGTCTGCGGTGCGCTTTGCCGCAGACGGTTTTTCCGTTTGCGGTCGGGCCGGTTGCGGCGGTTTTGACTGAGGGCGATGATTGCAGCGGAGGCTGGTGCGGCGTTCGGGCGGGAGCGGGATTTCGTGCAGGTCTGTCCGGTACGTCACTTTGCCGCTGGTGCGGCATTCGCGCCGTTCCAGATATCCCGCCTGCTCGGCTTCGCGCATCATGCGCTGTCGCCGCGCGGCTTTGATCCCGCCCTGCCGCTCAATGTCGTGCAGCGTGATCTCCCACGTGTCGGCGTGCGAGAGCAGGTAGCAGAGCATTCCGAGCGTTTCAAAACTGATCGAACTGTCCTGCAGCAGCCTGCGATCAATCGGCGTGCTGCCGGTTCTGTCTTTCTTGCGATGGATCATGGCGTGAGAAAAAGAGAAGCCCCTTAGTGAAAGCTGGCTGACGGGTTTCTGCTTCCGGTGACAAGTCGGAAGGAGCCAGCCCTCACTAAGAGGCTTGTTGACAGTATACCCGTCCGTGAACTGTCAGGTCAAACAAGGAGTGTCAGCCCTTGTGTTTATTGCGAGCGTTATTTTATTGATTTCGGTCAACAAAGTAAAGTCACCTTCGGAGTGACCGTCAGCGCCGCCCGGCAGCTTCGCGCCGGGCGCTGGTTGTCAGCGCGCAGGCTGCGGCGGGCGCGGTGCCGCGACCGGGCGGTTCTCGTGAGGGTAGCGCGTCAGATCGAGTTCGGCGCGCAGGTTGTTTGAAAGCGTCTGCCAGGCCGAGAGCGTGGCCTGCAGCGAGCGCACCAGCTCTCTGGCCGCTGTCAGCGAGCCTTCGGCCAGATGCGCCGCCAGCCACTGGTCGGAGGTTTCGAGCGTGCAGCGCGCGTCTTTCTCGGGGTTGGTCATGCGGCGCGCGTCGGGGTTCTCGCACAGCCGGACGAAGGCTTCAGCGTAGGCCTGACGGTAGCGCCGCTCGGCGTGCGGCCAGTCCTGCGCCGCCTGCTTGAGCAGCGCGTTCGCTTCGCGCAGTTCGGCGGCTGCCTGTCGGATGTTGAGTTCAAGTTCCTGCAGAGTCATTGTCGAGCGTGATGAATTCAGGCCATTCCGGTTCGGCGGCGGGCGCGTCATCCACTCTGACCATCAGCACCGCCGCTTCCGGCCCGGTCACCACGAATTCGCCCATCCCGTAGCGGTGATCGGACAGCGCGCCGAAATGCAGCGTCAGTCTGATGAGCAGGATCGGGATCGGCAGCTGTCTGCCGCTCGTCGGCCAGCCGCTGACAGTGATGAACGAGCCGTACCGGTTCAGGTCGCGGCTGATGTGGAGACGGAAATTGTCCTCAAAATCGAAGAAGTGCAGCGGGCGGCGCAGGCGCGGATCGCAGGGGTCTGTGAACTGCTCGGCAATGGCCTGCGGAAAGCGCGCGCGCAGCGCGGCAAGCGGTTCCGGTTTGAAGGCCGGAATATCGGGATCGTTGTACAGACCGTGATTCATGGCAGCGAAGTGACGGGCGATTCGCCTGCGGCTGCCGCCCGTCTTTCAGGTTCTGGTTCGTTCAGTCAATGACTACCGACAGCCCTGCCGGGACTTTCTTCATAAAAGCGTCCCACAGCTTCTGGTCAGGCTCACCGCGCATAATGGCTACCGTCTCTCTGCCCCAGGTCAGCCCGCCCGCATGGCTGAGCTTTCTGAGCGTCAGCCCGCCCATCTCGGGCGAGTACGACCGGACTGCGCCTTCGGCGTCCGGTTTGACGTTGACCACTTTGATGCCGTGCAGCGCGCTAAACGGCGGAGCGTCAAGGTCGGCGCGGTTGACGCGCTCAAAAGCGGCAAGCGCGTCCTGCGGCTGCAGGCGGCGGCCAATGTCGTGAATCACCGTGTCGCCTTCAAACCAGGTCAGGAAGCGTTCGCCCTGACTCCATCCGACCGCCTCTTTGCCGGTGAAGTATTTCTGCAGTTCGACAAACTGCCCGTCGCTCCGGATAAGCCGCGTGGCCACGTGATTGAGAAACGTGCCGCGTCCCTGCTTGTCGAGTTGTGTTTCAACCCACGTCACGGTGAAGCCGGTCTTTTCGTCCACCTTCACGTCCTGCTGCTTTGTCAGGCGCTCGCGCGCCAGCACTGTCAGCATTACGAGAATGCAGCAGACCAGCAGGAGCGCCGGGCTTGATGTGATCGCTTTTTTCATGGTTTTTTTTCAGCTCCTTTCACTGACTGTTTGAGGCGCTGCCGGATTCAGCCGCACAGACTCCAGATGCAGATCCGGTAGCTTGTCGTAATGTTATGGTCGGTATTGCAGACCTTGTTGGTGATTTTACAACAGGACGAACGGCATCCGAGATCCGGCAGATAGCCGAAACTTTCCGTCATCCCGCTGCAGGCGCAATTGGACGGGCAGCAGCTGCCGTCGCAGTTGCAGAGCGTCTGCGCCGGTGCCGCTGCGGTTGTCGTTGTCAGCGCTGCAGCCCGATGGTGCATCCAGAGCGCGACGGGGATGGCGAGCAGCAGCGCTGCCGCAATGATGTGTCGTTTCACAGGCTGTCTCCTTTCAGGTCAGGGGTTGATTGTGGCGGCATCCAGAGCCTCCTCAAGCTGCCGCAGTGTGCGATGAAGACAGGACGCCGGATCGGCTTCGGCGACGAGCGCGAGCGCCCGCAGCACGCGCTGCGCTTGAAGCGCGGCAGCGTAGAGTTTTCCGGCTGCCGCCATCATCTGTGCGTTGCGCAGCGCCACGCCCGGCGCAAAGCCGTGCGGGTCGGCGATGACGGCCAGTTCCGAGATCAGGTCGCCGCAGCAGGCCGTGATCTGGTAGTGCTCGTCCTGCTGTCCGGCGTTGAAGATTTCAACCTGCCATTCGCCCGGCGTGATGCCGGCGTTCAGGCTCGGTTTCCAGGGCGGCACGCCGCGCGCGCGCTGCTCTGCCCGCAGTTCCGCTGCAAGGGTTTCTGACATTTCCGATCCTTTCCAGGGAGTTCACTTATCGTTGACTGTGGTAGATGCCGGTTTGCTTTCCCGGCTGTTTCTGGTAAGCTCCGCGCGAACAGGGCTCCCCATTCTATGTTGAGCGCGGTCGCTATTCTCCACAAACTGTCGAGCCTGATGGTCGAGTAACCGTTCCGCGCGCGGCTGACGGTGGTGGCGCAGCAACCGGCGCGCTGCGCGGCGGTTTCGTTGTTCAGGCCCAGTGTTCTGATGGTTTCCTCAATCAGGTCGTGGCAATAGAGCATGTCTCGTGAGGCTGCCGAAAAAGCATTGTTGTCGCTTGATGCCGTTTACTTCGGTAAATGACAGCAGGAGGGTAGAACAAACGATGATGACAATCAATAAAAAAATTACCACAATCAATAACGATTCCGGTATACACCGGCACATCATGGCACTTGAGGAAAAGAAACTCGAAGTAGCGCGCAAGATCAGAGAACGCATGGCGTTCCTCGGACTCTCGACCTATGATGTTGAGTTGCGCACCGGCGGGCGCATTGACAACACCACGGTCTGGAGTTTCATTAACAACCGGCGCAAGGCTCCAAAGGCTGAAACGGTCTGGGAGATTGCCAGGGCGGTCGGTCTTGACCCGGATCAGATCGTCATGGAAATGTTCGGCGCGCAGCAGTCGCAGGTCGAGGATCAGGGCGTCCCGGAAAAGCGCGCCGTCACAATGTCGAGCGACATCTGGACGCGCCTTGAAGCTGACGCCGCCCGCTGCCTGCGCAGCCCGGATCAGCAGCTGGAAGCCGTCCTGCGCCATTATTTTCAGGTGAGCACTCCGGATGTGCGGCGCGTGCCTCAGCAAAGCGAACTGCGCCGCGCCAGGTCGCGCACTGACGTCCCGGTCAAAGGGAAAAAGCGCTGATTGCCCCGCGTTCCGATTGCCGGATTTTCCCGCAGCGTCCGGTTCCTCATGCCCGACGTGATGCCGGTGCTTTGTTCGGAGCGATTTCTCTGCTTTGACTTCCTGACCGTTCATCAATATCCTCGCTCAGCCGGACTGAGCGTTCTCGCAGCTTAAGGGAAGGTGAACGATGATTTCTCCCCATCAGATTCGTTACACATTACTGCCGCAGGAGTTCGCGGGCAATGAACTGGAGTACTTCGAAGTCGCTACCGCCGATTTTATCCCGCTCGGAATTTATCCCGACGATCTCATCTGGATTGATCGCAGTCAGCTTCCGGAAAATCACCAGCTCGGCGTGTTCTCCGTCGAAGGGCGGGATCTGCTGCGCTTCGTCGAATGGAAACTGCAGTCAGCCAGACTCTATCTGCCGGAACGTCCCGCAGACGATCTGATTCTTTCAAGGAATGAATTTGAGGTCGTTGGTTCGGTCATCAAACTGGAACGGCTGTTTCAGCGCGCCGAAGCCTGACGCGCCGACCGGGCAGCGTGGCGCTGGCAGAAACAGGCATTCCGGTATTGATTTCAGGCAACAATCTGTTTACTATCGGCAACGCAAACCTGATTCAAGGAGCCGAAGTAATGGAACAGACCTCATCAATTCAGGAACTGATTGCACAGATGGCTTCGCGCCGTCTCACGGAAGCCGAATTTGCGCGCGCTGTCGGCGTCAGCCCGCGCAAGCTGGCCGACCTGCGCCGCCGCAACCTGATCCGCTATCGCCGCGACGGGCACACCGTCTACTACCTGCCGGAAGACGTTCCGGCCTATCACGCCGCCATGCTGCGCGACCCTTCAGCAAAGCGTGTTGCCTGAGCCGGGCGGCAGGGAGCCGCCCATGACTCGCAAAAAACGCAGTCGTCGCCCCAATCACACCGGCGCTATTGTGACGCGCGGCAAGGGCCGCAATCAGCGCCTCTATGTGCGCGTCCGTTATCGCGATGAAACCGGCAGAGTGCGCGAGAAGTTTGAGCGCATCATCAGCCGCTCGGATGCTTCAACCGCCGCCGCCCGCGCGCAGGAGAAGCTGGCCAGGCACGGCCCGCGCATCTACGATGGCGAACGGATGACCTTCAGCGATCTGGCGCGCGAGTTCGCTGAAGCGCGCGTCTTTGAGCCGGAATATCACGGCGAAACCAAGATCGCCGGACTGCGCTCGTGGCGCGACACCGAATCCAAGCTCCAGGTGCTGACCGAATACTTCGGCTCCATGCGCCTGCGCTCGATCACGCACCGCGACCTTGAAGCCTTCAAGCTGCACCGCCTTCAGATGCCGGTTGAGCCGCCCGCTCCGACCTCGCAGCGCGGGCAGCGCCGCCGCAGCCGCGCGCTGGCCGAAGGCAGGGAACTGACGCGCCCGCGCGCCATTGCCTCGGTCAACCGCGAACTTGAACTGCTGCGCGCTGTGCTGAATTTCGCTCATCGCAACGGCTGGATTCTGCGCAATCCGTTTACGCTCGGCCCGGCGCTCATCAGCAAGGCCGATGAAACGCGCCGCGACCGCGTGCTCTCGCGCGACGAGGAAGCGCGCCTGCTGGCGGCCTGCACCGGCCCGCGCGAACATCTGCGCCCGCTCATCATCTGCGCGCTCGACACCGGGATGCGGCGCGGCGAGATGCTCAAGCTCACCTGGGCTGACGTCCACCTCCAGGACGGCTGGATCAATGTGCGCAAGAAAACCACCAAGACCGCGCACCGGCGCGTCGTCGGCATCAGTCCGCGACTCAGACAGGAGTTCGAGCGCCTCTGGTGGCTGTCCGACCAGAAGGAAACCAGCCTCGTCTTCGGCATTCGCGACAATTTCAAGCGCGCCTTCAATACGGCCTGCCGCCTGGCCGAAATCGAGGATCTTCACTTTCACGACCTGCGCCACACCGCCGACACGCGCATGACGCTGGCCGGTGTCCCGCTGCCGCTGGTGATGAAGGTGCTCGGCCATACGCAGGTCAATACCTCGCTCAGTTACAAACACGTTGATACCAGAACGGCGGCTGAGATTGCCGCGCTGCTGGAAACACAAAAGGGGAACGCGGCGTTCCCCTTTTCGCGCGTAATTCAGCAGCCTGATCCTGCCTCGGAGCAGCCTGAAACTGCCACGCTGGCCGGAACCGATGGTTGA